ATGGATAAATCAGAAGAGATTGACAAATTAGCGATAGCGTTGGCCAAGTTCCAAGGATCGCTAGAGCAACCAAGCCTCAATTCCGAGGTTAAAGTAAGAACTAAAACAGGAGGAGAGTACAAGTTTAAGTACGCGGACCTATCCGAATGCAAAAGGGCGGCGAAACAGCCATTAGCCGACAATGAACTTTCAGTATGTCAGCTAATAGAGGATGATTACTCTATCCGGACCATACTGCTTCATTCCTCCGGTCAATGGATATCGTCCAAGGTAAGGATGCCATCCAATACGGCGGACGCTCAATCCATAGGATCGGCCATCACTTACGCCAAGAGATACGCCTTTTGCGCCATCCTAGGCATCGTGGCTGACGATGACGAGGACGCTAACATAGCGAGCGGTAATACCGCCCAAAAGGAGCTGCCTAAAGAGCTGCCTAAAGAGCTGCCTAAAAAAACGGCAAACTCCAGAGTAAAGAAAGAGCTTACGAGAGATCATCTAAACAATGAGAGCGCAATGAAATCCATATCGGAGTGGCTATACAATAAGGAGAAGATAGCCAAGGAGGCCAACCAACCATTCTCCGTAGAAAGCGTTATCAGCAATGCTTACATTATAGGAAAGGTTGAGATGGATTCTTTCATTGAGATATACAACAACTATAAAATAAACAATAACCTGTCATGAGCAAAGAACTAGAGCTAAGCGGCAAGACCCCGCTAACGAAAAGCGAGATCGAGGCTTTATCCATAGACCTTTTGAACCCGGTACTGGAAGGTGAGGTAGATCCCGTATCACACGTCGTCAAGTTAAAGGCGATGCAAGAGACCATCAAGAGGACGCTGGACGATGACCGGATGAAGGACGCCGTCCTTTCTGAGATCGAGAAATACGGAAAGGAGCGCTCTTGGAACGGGGCCACGGTCAAGATAAAGGAGACAGGCGTATCCTACGACCACTCCAATTGCAATGACCCGGTCTACGCTAGGCTGATCGAGGAAAGGATGCTTCTCGATGCCAAGATAAAAGAACGGGAGGCGTTCCTGAAGACGGTGCCGGATAATACCACGGTCATTGATGACGAGACCGGGGAGATATACACGATCCATCCGGCGATAAGGATGGCAAAAACCAGTTACTCTATAACTTTTAATAAACAATAAATATGGCAAATTTATACGGCTCAATCTGCTTGAGCGACATACCGAAGGAGTTGATGAAAAAAGTAATGACGGCCAAGGGAGAGAAGATCTTCCTCAATATCTCGATCGGGGAGAAAAAAGAGCCTGTCACGTTCGACAACCGCACCTATACGCATTATGTGTCTTGCGCCCCAAGGAAAGAGGAGCGAAAGGAAGGCGTTTATTATGGCATAGGTGACTTGATGGAATCCACGTTCAAGAGCAATATCCCCTCACCGGAGGATATCAACAACGCCCCATCGGTCGATGATTCAGATCTCCCCTTTTAATCATGGAACTATACTTGCTCAACACCGCCGGCGGATTGAGGCCATGCTATGATTCCGACTATGACGAGAAGAAAAAGCTCAAGCTAGGCAAGATATACAAGGCCAAGATAACGCTGGCACGGAACTACGACTTTCTGAAAAAGTATTTCGCCTTGATAAATTGCGCATGGTCTTACCAGAACGAGAAGACCACGGCGCATTTCAAGGAGAGCGTGGAGTGTTTCCGGAAGACCGTCGAGATCGCCGCCGGGCATTGCGATACGGCCTATAGCATATCACGTAAGGAATGGATAGAGGCCCCGAAGTCGATAGCCTTCGACAAGATGGACGAGGCCGAGTTCATGGATCTCTACGAGCGTGTGAAGGACGTGCTTTTCTCGGTATTCCTTCGGGGTATATCCGAATACGATTTCATGAGAAACCTATCGAATTTTTAGTCATGAGAAAAAGCGACAGGCCTCCAAATTACCTGATCGACAAGATCGTGAGGCATACCAACATTATTATTACCGCTTCTTATGGCAGCGTCAGATACAAGGATGCGGCCAGACTCCTTAAAAAGGAGGTCAAGAAGCTGGAAACCTATAAGAGATACGATAATGAGAGATTTTAAATACTGCCTCAATGAGGCATGCTCTAAAAGACATTGCCTCTGCCATCAACGGCAAAAACATTGGAAAGACCCGTCTAAAAAAGATGGGGAAACTGTGAGGCCAGAGTCGGTCTTATTTAATGGGAACACCCCTTGCAAGGGGTATATCCCACAATACGAAAGAAAGAAGTATAACATTAATTATTAAAGTATATATGAGAAACTGGTTTATTAGCAAGGTCGCATATGAGAAGATGCTGGAGAACGGCATGCAAAAACGAGTGGTCGAACCCTATTTAGTGGATGCCCTCTCCTATACGGAGGCTGAAGCACGCACGATAGAGGAATTAAGGCCGTACATTACCGGAGAGTTCACTATCGCCGACATAACACGTAAAAAGATAGCGGAACTATTCTTTAACGATAACGGTGATAGATTTTATGAGATTAAGATCTATTTTATCACGCTTGATGAGAAGAGCGGCATAGAGAAGAAAACAGCGGCCAGATTCATGGTACAGGCGAGCGGCCTAAAGGAAGCGATCTCATGCTTCGAGGAGAATATGAAAGGGACCTTGGCGGATTATACCTTGGCAATGGTAAGCGAGACCCTTATTATGGACATCTTCCCGTTTGACGCTGATAGCGTACCAAAGGGCAAAACAGATAATTAATATTAGAGTGTGTTTTTCATGGTATTAGATTTAGTTTTTATCCCCGCCGTCCGTGAGGATATGCGGGGATTTCGGGCGGTAAGTATTCCGGGATGAAACGTTACGGAGTGCGCATGACGTAAAGAGGCCGGTTCGATCCCGGCACCGTCCACGAATAACAAACATATAATCATGGGAACAATACAAGATTTAGATCACTTGACAATGGCCATATACCTTATCACCGCAATACTCGGACTTATAGCAGTGATCTTGGCAGGATTCTTATTAATAAACGAAAAAAGAAAACATCCATGGGAAAAGTAAAGAACATAACCTCTTTAAAGAACAGACTAGACCGTATATTCTCCGTATTTATAAGAATAAGGGATGCTGACAACAACGGTTATTGCCGTTGCATAAGCTGTGGGAAGATCGTGCATTGGAAAGAGGCAGATTGCGGACATTTCGTCAACCGGTCACATATGGGTACCAGATACAGCGAGAGAAACTGCAACGCTCAATGCAGGTCTTGCAACCGTTTCGACGAGGGCAACAACATCGGTTATGCCAAGGGCTTGATAAATAAGTATGGCATAAAAGTAATTAACGAGCTTGAGGTGAAAAAGCACTCTATCTCTAAACTCTCGGCATTCGATTACCAATTGATGATCGAAGATTACAAGAAACGCATAAAGGATTTGAGGGATCAGAAAGGCATAAAGGATTGAAATGGCTAAGAAGAAAGACGAGCAAGAAAAGGTGAAATGTGGCGATTGCGCCAACGGACATCCTCACAAGGGGCTATGCGTTTGGTGCATCATACATGATGCTGGACGGGTAGCTAACTCCACGAGATTTTGTAACACTTTTAAAAAGAGAAGATAATATGGAACAAGAGAAATTTGATTTATGGTGCGTGGTCGAGTTATTCGGCCATTCAAGGATAGCGGGAAGATGTACGGAACAGAACGTGGCCGGTACCAATATGCTTCGGGTAGACGTTCCGGATACAAGTAACCAGCCCGGTTTCACCCGCTTTCTCTCATCGGGGGCCATATACGCTATAAATCCTGTCTCCGAGGGAGTTGCAAGGCAAATAGCGGAGAACCTGCAAATACAACCTGTAAACATATGGGACGTAAGACACCTTGTAGACCAAAAACTAAAGTCCCTGCAGGACGGCGAGTCTCCGGATTTTGATTTTTAATATATGGATAAGGGTTTCATAATGCTCTCTCGTAAGTTTTTCTCTAATGAAATATGGGAAGCAACCCGAGCGTATCAGATGCGCCGATTGCGTGCACGGCAAGCCTCACAAGGGTCTGGCCGTATGGTGCGAAATATTGAATACCGGAAGGGTAGCGAACTCTTTCCGGTATTGTGACAACTATAAACGATAACTTATATGAGAACGATCAAAGCGAACACGAAGGCAAACGAGGATATACTCCCGGAGCCTAAATTCAAGAGGATACCCGTAAGGGTTGACAAGAACACGATCATCCTCGTAAGAGAGGGTTTGAACGTGGAAGAGCATCTAAAAAGATTCAAGGACAAGGACAACACGCCACCGGGATATATCCCGTGGTTCTAAAAAAAACTTCAATTTGTTTGGTATTTAAAAAGAGCAATCAATATGATTAAATCATGATAATAGAAATCTTAAACTATCTAAGAGAAAAAAGAGACATCAAACTGAGGATGTCTCTTTTAAGCAAAGCTGGAGGATATACGATACAAGAACTCCCAATGGTATATTCATTCGTTCTAGGAGGTTTCCACTCCATTCTTGAACTAAAAGAGTTCAGGGAATGGAAAGAGCAAAAACGAGACAATGAGGTTATCAATCCATCTCAACCGACACCACTATAGCACATCACTAGGATGCGTGTCCTATATTTTTAAAGCAAATCATTTGGCATTTTGAATTTGAGTTGTATCTTTGCAGTGGACCCGCCAGTTCAAGTATTAGAAAACAAGTTTGTCGTAGCTATTTTTATGGCTAGACATGGCGTGTTATATCTACAAAGATATAAAGGCTATCAATCCACATGGGTTACGACACTTGTGTTTTAACTTGGACTTGGCGGTTCGTGGGGCGATAGCCTTTTTTATATACTCAAATTTCATTAACATGCCAAGTCCTATGAAATCTGCGAGTGTAACGAACAACAGTAATTGCACAACCACGTCCGCTCACGAAACGAGCTTCCTATCATGGCGATCCATCGCCAAGCTATTAACCTTCATGTCATTCGGCTTGCTCGAATGCGATAACAAGAACGACGTTATCGGCTATGTCAAGGTACTAATCTTATTGATGTCCGCATTCATTTTAGCCGGGATGGAAGGAGGTGCGTTATGAGCACTCCAACAGCACGTCAACAAACTATCAAGATCAACCGCCTATCCAAGGAGAACGACCAGCTTTCCAAGGAATTGGAGCACGTGAAGAACCAGCTAAAATGGGCACGCATCACGTCCTCGCAAGAGACGGAGCTAAAGAACGCTTGCTTCTTCTTCATCGCCGCCAAGGGGCTATTCACCGAATGGCACGAGTGGCACGACAAGAGGATAACGGAGAGGTTGATGGACGAGATCAAGAGGACTATCAAATAGAGGGTATTACTTGGTTAAATATATTTAATAGGGCAAATAATTTTGTTGATAAACATAGTTGACTAAGTCAATTGATTAATTAAGTTTTTGTGATCTATCACGATGATCTATCTTTTGATAGATCACAAATTAAATATAAACATATAAGCAACAATTACTTACATTAAAATAAGCATCTAATTCATATATCGAATCATATATCAAACTCGATATGAAATAGATATTAAATCGAAACACATTTGGTTTTGCTTGCACAATCAACTTATATCCATTTTATAAACATTTGATAACAAAAGGCTATAAAATGTATAAGTCCCCTATTGCGCACCTTGACAATTGTTATTACCTTTACGGTACAAGCTAAGAATTAAACGATCATTATATGCAAGACTAATGGTCGAATAAAGATATTTTTTAGGGCATTTCTATATATTCCGTCTTGCACATTGGGAGTATATGGATTTGCCCTTTTTTCTTTGAAAAAATTTAAAGAATAAGGATATGAAAACAGCCCATCTATATTCGTTACGGTAATATAATACAATTAACATATTAAGATTTTAAAAGCCCCGGTCTAGGCCGGGGAGTATATCGTACACTTTAAATTTAAGTAATCATGGATATAAAGAAAATGTCAAACAAGGATATCAAATATGGCATAGACCGATGCAACGCAAGGTTGGCCGGGATAATGCCAATGGGATACATGGACAAGGAACGATGCCTCGATGCGATGGAGCGATATAGGCAGGAGTTGTATAACAGGGGGATAATATATTAAATACATGATATGGAAACAAGGAAAGAGTTAACGAGCTATTTCCCTCACGACAGTAATGCCAGAAACTCGGATAAGCTGATTCGTTTACGAATGAGGCATAAAGCCGCCGGATATGGTGTTTTCTTCATGATATTAGAACGTCTTAGAGAGGAGCCAAGCTATATGAGTGTCAAAGATTATAACATGATAGCCTTTGACCTTCGTGAGGACGCATCCTTAATAAAGTCCGTCATTGAGGATTTCGGGTTATTTGTCTTTACCGAGGACGGTAAGTACTTCTACTCCGAAAGCTTCAAGAAAAGAATGGAATTCAAAGACGATAAATCAAAGAAACGATCCGAGGCAGGGAAGATAGGTTTAGCTAAACGATGGGGCAAAAAAGAATCAGAAATAGCAAATGCTACAGAATTTATAGCAAATGCTACGGATAATGATAGCAATGCTATAGCAAAAGACGAAAAAAATATAGCAAGAAAAGAAAAGGAAAGTAAAGATAATAATAATATACCCCCTACCCCCAAATCGGGGGACACCGTCACTCCCGTTCCGGACGCGGGCGATAACTCAGAAAAGGTAAAAACATGGAAAGATGATTTCAACATCTATTTGGATTTAGTCCGTAGCGCATATAAGAGCATATGCGACGATCCAAAGATCATGGAGACCCAACAAGCCTATTATCCCGGCGTAAATATAAAACTATCTCTCGAGAAGGCTTGCACAAATTTCTGGGCAACGGATGCCGGATGGAAGCACAAGAAAAAAAGCAGGGCTAAAGAGATTGACATGAGAATGACATTGATTAACGCAATAGACAAAAACAAGGTTTATTATGGCAAGAACGAGCATCGCACAGACCTCACTTACATCGTCCCAGATTGACGGGAAACTACCTCCTCAAGCCAAGGAGATAGAGCAGATAATACTAGGGGCTTGCCTCATAGAGAGCGACGCTTTCGAGAAAATCGCCTCGGAACTATCTGAGGCCGATTTCTACGACAAGAGGAACCAATCGGTATTCAAGGCCATATCCGGGCTATACAAGGAGAGAAAGCCCATAGACATGATGACGGTCACCCAAGCGATGCTGTCATCCGGAGATCTCGAGGGTATAGGGGGACCGATCTACATAGCCTCCCTTACCTCCAAGATTGGATCATCGGCCCATATACTGGACCACGCGATGATAGTCAAGGAGCGATCCATACAGAGGAAAGGGCTGGTGATAGCCAATGAACTTGAGAACGCTATCTATTCCAACGAGGATATAGGGGACGTACTGCACAAGGCCATAAACGGCTCAGAGAGCCTCATGGAGGAGCTTATCGGGAAGTCTAATGGCGAGCATATATCCAAGGCTCTTAAAGGCTCCATGGACGGTTTATACAAGCGTGTGGAGATGGCTAGGAAAAACATCCGGTCTGGTGTAGACACTGGGCTTCACGACCTGAATAAGATCACTAACGGCTGGCAACCGGGAAACTTGGTGATAATAGCCGCTAGGCCCTCCATGGGAAAGGCTCTAAGGATGGATGCCAAGGTATTGACACCTTCAGGATGGAAACTGAACAAGGATCTTGCGATAGGCGACCAAGTTTGCTCCGTAGACGGGGCTGAATCACGTGTGACCGGCATATTCCCGCAAGGACATGTCAAGACATACATGGTCGAGTTCTCGGACGGTCGCAAGATCGAATGCTGTGGCAGCCACTTGTGGAGCGTAATATCTTCCAAGTTCAACGCCAAGGCCGAAAGGGTCGTATCTACCCTAGAGCTTATGGACTTGATAAGCAAGGAAAGATATTCCGGCAGAATAAGCATTCCTCGTTTCTCCGGGATATTCGGAGAAAAGAAAGATTTCGTGATCCACCCATATCTCATGGGAGTCTTGCTAGGAGATGGAGTCTTGAGCAAGGGGGTTAGCTGGTGCAAGCCGGACAAGTTCATCGCTGATAAGATCCAAGGTATGGTCGACTACGATGTTATCGTGTCGGATGATCGCTTCCTAGTGACCAACAAGGAGAACAGGAAGGTCAATAAATACCTGTCAGAGCTAAAGAGCCTAGGATTGTTGAATGTCCATTCCTACGAGAAGTTCATCCCGGACATGTACATTGACGCATGCAGGGATCAAAGGGTTGAGCTGTTGAACGGTCTTCTCGATACAGACGGGGATATAGACAAGAATGGGGCTATATGCTACAACACCACGAGCGCTAAATTGGCGAGAGGCGTACAAACACTTTGCTGGTCTTTAGGATATAAATGTTCCTTGAGAGAAAGACGCTCATTCCTTTATGGCGAGCGGAAAAGGAACAGTTTCAGGCTCGTGATCGTAGCGGACAATCCTAGGGAATGCTTCACGCTCCCAAGGAAATTCAACAGAGTGAGGCCAGACCGGAGGAACAAACCTTTGACCGTGATGTCCGTGACACCGACCAACCGCAGGGTTGAATGCCAGTGCATATCGGTATCGCATGAGAAGGCCTTGTACATAACGGATGACTACATAGTCACCCACAATACCGCCGTGATGCTTCACTTGGCCAAATCAGCGGCTAGATCCAATATCCCGGTTGCGATATTCTCGCTTGAGATGTCAGACATAAGCTTGGCTAACAGGCTGATCCTATCCGAGTGCGACGTAGATCCGGAACGGTTCAAGTCCGGGTATATGACAAACGAGGAGATTAACAAGGTAGAGACGGCAGTGAATGAGCTTTGGAGACTTCCGATCTACGTCGATGACAACCCGTGCGTGACGATGGACTATATCCGGTCACGATGTAAAATACTGAAGAAACAAGGCAAGTGCGGGATAATCATGGCCGACTATCTCCAATTGGCGGAGAGCGGTGAACGGGAAGGGAGCCGTGAACGTGAGGTAGCTAAGATGTCCAGAACCGCCAAGATCACGGCGAAGGAGTTAAAGGTTCCCTTCTTGCTCTTATCCCAATTGAACAGGGGAAACGAGGCCAGACCGGACAAGAAACCCCTCCTATCCGATCTTAGGGAATCCGGGGCTATCGAGCAAGACGCTGATATCGTAATGTTCATTCATAGACCGGAGTATTACAAGATCGAGGTCAAGGACAAGAACGGTAACGTAGAACGCAATTACGGAGAGTTGATAGTGGCCAAGAATAGAGATGGGGCCACTGGATTAGTAAAATTTAAGCATAATGACGGCATGACCAAGTTCTACGATTACGGGAGTTGTGACAAGGACATGCCATTTTAAAAACAGATCATGGAAATAACAGAGAGATTGAGAAACACCCCTACCGGTTTGATCGTGTTGGTAGGAGACATGAAAATTATCGTGGAAAAGTACAGGCCGTACTATAACGGCCAGAACAAGATCCCGTGCAGGGGATGCGTCTTCCGGGACGAGGGAGCGAGATTCTGCGAATACTCATCTGCTTGCATGGCCCATCTGAGGCCGGATCATGAGAGCGTAGTTTTTGCTAAAACGAGAGAGACATGAATGTTTTATCCTTATTTGACGGAATGTCTTGTGGTAGGATCGCATTAAGAGAACTCGGGATTGAACCGGAGCATTATTATGCGAGCGAGATCGACAAGTTCGCCATATCCCAAACGAGGCTGAACTTCCCGGACACGATACATTTAGGGGACGTGACTAAGTGGAGGGAATGGGAGATAGATTGGGGAACGATAGATCTCATACTGGCAGGAAGTCCTTGCCAAGGATTCTCTTTCGCCGGCAAACAACTGGCTTTCGATGATCCTAGAAGCAAGCTCTTCTTCGTATTCGTGGACATACTGAGCCACGTGAAGGCATTGAACCCGGATGTGTTCTTCTTGCTTGAGAACGTAAACATGAAGAAAGAGCACATGCGGGTAATTACTGAGTATTGCGGTGTTCATCCAGTCAACATAAACTCAAATTTGGTGTCGGCCCAGAACCGGAACCGGTGGTATTGGACGAACATAAGGACAAAGAAGGTCGGACTGTTCGGGGAGATCCACTCCGACATACCGCAGCCAAAGGACGAGGGTATATTGTTAAGGGATATCTTGGAGGAAGAGGTTGACGAGAAATATTACCTAAGCGAGAAGGCCATTAGGTATATCTTAAACGATAAACGTATGGAGAAACGATTCACCCAGATCGACGGGGATAAAGCGGTCTCCTTGATGGCCGCTGGCACATGCAATAACACCGGGACCTTTATCTCGGTAAACGGGAAGGCACCATGCCAACGTGCCAGTGGCAGAGGGGGACTTTCCCCCAGACATAATTACGAAATCATAAATACTTCCGGTATGCCAAGAAAATATCAGAACAAAGCCTCATGTCTCTTTGCTGGAGGCCATGGAGCAGGAAACCATTCGGATATGGACTTGATCCTGCAAAGACCTAGGGGCAATAATAAGGGTAATGTTTTCCGTGGCAAGGCACCAACCTTATCGTCAAACGCATGGGAACAGAACAATGTGCTCCATAAGATTATCCAGTTAAATGAAAGTAAGGAAAGCGGGGGCATCCAGCCATATCAACAAAACAGGGTATATCATGCGAATGGACAATGTCCGGCCTTGTTAGCCGAGATGAGTAGAAGAAGCCATGCCATACTTAGTGTACGACAAAAAAGAAACTTGAAAGATCAAGACGGAAAATCGAGCTCATTACTTGCCTCCTCATATAAAGGATCACAAGCTAATGGCATGACCCTAGTGGAGACATCATCTATCCGGAGATTGACCCCGATCGAGTGCTCTAGGCTACAAACCGTTCCTGATTGGTACAAATGGGATTGCTCTGATACGCAGATATACCGTTTGTTAGGCAATGGATGGACTATCAAGGTTATACGACATATACTTAGTTTTCTAAAGAAAGACATTCATCATAGTTGAAAGCTGCATTCATCTATGATGAGAGCAAATATAACAGCATGAACGATTTAGACTTTTGCAGAGGCGTATGGTACGCCATACAGATGCTCGTTGTCGAGCTAAGGGCACCATCTATGGCCGCTAATATAGCTAGGGAGGCCAATTTTTCCAAGGATAAATGCTTGGAGCTCCAGCGTGACAGCGGGGTTTACGATGAAGAGATGAAGGATTTTATTAATGAGGAAATAAAATAACAGTCATGAGAAATAAAGAACTAATAGCTCTACTCCAAGAGCAAGACCCGGAAGCGGAGATAATGATCCGCACGTCCGACGATCAATATTACTACGATTTAGTGGACGTGTTCACGGATAAGGATGGGGATGTCATAATACAGGAGGGGTAAATATGGCTAAAGAATACGTTATAGGCGAGACGTTCCGTCAAGGGAAGGCTAATCTAAAGGTTTGCGAGGGTCTTTGCATTGACTGCTATTTCTTTAGCAGACCTAAAGGAGAATGCGCAAATATGGCTTGTTTGGATTTCCAAAGAGAAGACAATCAAGATGTAATATTTTTAGAAGTGAAGGAGGAATAGAAATGAGTTGGGGAATGAACGTCAGGCAAACCAATGATAACGGAGAGAACACCGTTATTGAGGTCTGGTTCCATGATAATTTTATAGCCTTTCATTATCATGGATGGATAGACAAAAAGCAAAGGAAGATAGCGGAGAAATGTACACGTCACCGTTATATATGGGGTAAGTACTATGTCGCAATGGAGACAATCCTACCCTTCTATGCGGTGAGAAAGTTTCTAATGACACCGAAATGCTGGGTTAACTTTATTAAGTGGTTTTATAGGGCTTGGAAATACAATAGGATGATAAAGCATGAATAAAATAATGTTCAATGATCGATTCAACCTAACCAAGTTAGTCCTTGAAGGTAAAAAGACACAGACAAGAAGGATTGAGATCGATTGCAATATAAGATTTTATCTTTATAACTATGAGGGTTCATATCCGAAAATAGAGGATAATAAGATTTGTATTTATTCCGATGACGGTTATCTCCTTGCCTATAAAAAAACTCGGTATAAAATCGGAGAAGAGGTCGCCATAGCGCAAAGTTATAAAGAACTCGGATATGACGCTGACGCTCTTGACAGAAGCCCTAAAGATTGGAGAGTGATCAGGGGTACCTTGGGGGAATCTAAAGGATGGAACAATAAGATGTTTGTCCTTGCGGAAGCCTGCAAACACCATATCCGTATTACTAATATCAAAGTTGAGAGATTACAGGATATATCCAACGAGGACTGTTTGAATGAGGGAGTAACGATGACTATGCACAAATCCGCCGACGGTGAATGGGGAAGATATTATTGGCATCATGGAGTTACACGTTCTAATTGCCCTCATGGACAGTACAAAGAATATGATACTCCATTAGAGGCTTTTTCTTCATTGGTAGATTGCGTCTGTGGTAAATATACGTGGGAATCTAATCCTTGGGTTTTAGCTTACGAGTTTGAATTAATTAAATAAACAATCATGAATCAAATTTGCACAACCAAAGAACAATCATCCCGGCTATTAGAGGCCGGGGTGAGACCGGAGACGGCGGACATGTATCTTGACGAGCTCGAATTGCCGGTCGCATTTGAATATGGCAGGGTTGAAAAGCATGTGGATCAAGATATGGCATTCCCGGCTTGGTCTCTATCTAAATTGATAGATATGCTTCCTGCCACGATTTCACAACGCAACCGACCCGATTTAAGTTTGGAAATCACAAAAGATAGCGTGTATTGGTTCATCCAATACACAGAACTGGGATACGACTGCAAGCATGAGGTTATGAAAAAGAATGTCTTAGATGCTGTTGTGAATATGATTGAATGGCTTATCAAGGAAGGATGCCTTGACAAGAAATACCTATCGGTTAAATGCGGCGATTGCCTACTTATCGAGGATGAAGACGCTAACGGAGAGGCTTGGTGCTCCTTCCATCAAAAGCCGATTAGGTGCAATAGTAGAGCTTGTAAGGATATTTTAGAGAAAGGAGGATCAAATGATTAAGGTAACGCTTATAGACTAATAAAGGAAGGAGATGCCTGCACATCTCCTAAAAAACAGCTAGGCTTACTTTTTATCGCTCACCAAGAAAGAGAAATAACGAGAGGTCTTAGGATAGATTCTCTTACCATTCTTTACTATGTAGCGACAGAAAATACGAGTCTTGCTGTCTTCGCGCGTTTGGTCTTCCACATTAAACACCTCCTTTCCGATTTGCCTGACGACCTGCATCGTCAAGCTATATTTAGCTACGCCCTGTCAAGCGAAACTAAAAAAAGCCCAAAGTTACAGGACAATGGGCTTGTGTCTTTTCTCGGACAAGGGAGATAGGACAAGGAGGTGAATGACAGTTCACCAGATTGGAGGTGTTAATGTTCCAACCAAACGCAACGCAAATATACAGGTTTACCGTGTACTAACAATGTGTGGTTAGCAATATTTAAATATTATTTAAAATCATGGAAAGAGATATTGATATGAGACAGACAGTAGAAGAAGCGGCTCATTTATTCGCTGAAAGCAGGAGTAGCGGTAGTGCATTCCCGGCGTATTATCAGGGATTTATAGCAGGTGCCGAATGGCAGGCAAAGCAATTCCCGTGGATAAGCGTGAAGGATCGGCTACCGCCACCCGGAGAAGAGGTTCTGTTATTTGATAAAAATTCTATAAGACATCTTGTCTTAGGCTGGTTAAGAGAGAATAAAGGATATAATAAAAGTATGTGGGCTTTGTCAAATGGTCACGTTGATGATGAAGACATTACACACTGGATGAGAATACCTAAAAATCATGGATAATTCAATAAAATGCCCATTCTGTCATTCGACTAGATACATAAAGGGATCTTTTCTCTGTGGGTTATATAATTGCAAATGTCTAAATTGCGATAAGTTATTTCTGGTCACGGTAAATGATGGTAAAAATATTTATATGATCGAGAAACGTAGCAAAAATGAATAGTATTAACCGAGCCTTCATGGGAAGGCTCATAATTAAGAGATCATGAATAGAACAATCAAAGTACAAATTAAAACATCTAATCATGGAGACTAAGATATGTAGAAAATGTGGCAAGGAATTGTCGATAGATAACTTTTATAAGGACAGATCAGCGGAGGATGGGCTTCGCTGCTACTGCAAGGCTTGTATAAAAGCCTATAACGCCTCTAAGAAGACCGATACAGAGAGAAGAAGGGGGGGGATTGACGAAAGTGTTCACCAATCCGGATCTGGCAAAATTCAAGCCAAGGGAGCTTATCGAGGAATTGAAGGCCAGAGGGTATAAGGGGACGCTCACCTACGAACAAGTAATAACATTATAATTAAAAAATCATGAAACAAATAGATATAGAGGTTAGTACTACAATCAGTATGACCTATGATCCGGAATCAGAAGAGTTTAAATCTGCACTTGAAAGTTATAGAGATGCGATAGAGGACGGTGCTAGTGAAGAAGATATGCTCCGGCAGATAGCATGGTACATCACTGCATTCGGCACAGAAAACATGATAGAGGGTATCGGTTATGTATCTGTGGATGGTGAAAAGAATGGTGATCCAGAAGACTGGTGCGGAGTAGATATCGTGAATAGCCTCAATATAAATGATACTCCAGATTTTCAAACAGCGATAATTTAACCTCTAATAACATGTGCGTACTTATTTACGACGGGGATGTAGAAATACAATCCCCTAAACAACTAGAGGATCATTTCCCGCAAATCACGAAAATGATCCCAGCGGAAGGGTATGACAATATCATACCGGAATCTTGCCTGTGCCAAGTGGACATAGAGAATACTCTTGATAGTGCCGGAATAAAGTATATTGAAGATTGCGGGGACTATATAATCATTAAATGATAAATAAATTGAAATCATGAGATTAAGACACGCCAGCATATGTATTGGACGGAGGCCGAGAAGAAGTTCATCCTTGATTTGTATAACCTTAAAATTTCAGCCTAATGAGAGATAAACCTTTTTATGAGCTGTTATCACGCATAGATGATGACAGTTTATTGGCCAACTTTTTCAATAAGGTGTTAGGGAATTTGGATATGGCAAGAATCATATCCGCACCCCGTACTTTTCGTCATAAAGATGATGAAAATAGCCGATATTGCATTGATCTTTTTTATGATACATGCTTGTGGGAAATGTATCTTCATCAATCCATATACAAACTGAGGGGATGGATAAAAACACTGGATGAATACCTGACAGAGTTTGGTGGGAGCTGGAAATATTACGCTTCCTCGAAACGTATCGAGAGCGTTAATGAATATGGCGGCGATGACGATGACTATAACGAGGATGGAAGCGTGAAAGTCATGGATATTCCCAATGACAGGCTTGAGCCTTACTCAGTCATAAGGGAGTTAGTCTGTGACGATTGGATTGATATAGTTCAAGAGACCATCCCGAAAGATTTGGAGAGGCTATACGGATGCCTACAAGCAGAGGCTAATTTATCCATAGCGGATTTTTTCAAGGACAAAATGGGAGTTGATATACCTATGTATCAAAAAGATGACAATGGCAATATGGTTAAGATGGGATTCGCAGACAAAGTATTGCATAAAGCCGCTGAACAAAACAATTCAGAGGTCATGGGATCGTATGTATTGTTGGCATGCTATTGTATGCATGATCTTGTCTCCGCCATAAAATCGTTAAATCCATTTGAAGACAACGTGGAGGCATTGACTAGCGTAAGGAATGACTCAATGCGGTTTCTATCCATGTCCTTTAGTAATATGGATGTCGTAAAAAAATACATGTCATCATAACAGGCACATCAAGGCCATCTAAATGCAATAGGTTTTGATCAATATGTCAAAACCTATTACTTATATCATATAATTTTATCGCAAAAAATGGAACAGCAAGATATTTCATTATCCTACGGGATACACCGTTCTCCATCTATCGGAAACGAGGGGGAATTATCAGAATGTGTAAATTTGATACCCAAGAATGGTGAGTTGGTGAATATACAGCCTCCGAAAGAATTAGGCATAACCCTCCCGGAAGGATCGGTACTTATGTACGTGCATCGGACAAAGGATTTCCTTCACTATATCTTTTTCCAGACGAATGTTTTACGTTATGCGGATACGGACGGAACGACCCATCTTATTGGAGCGAACCAATATGACAAAATACCCAAAGCTATCACGTCCATAGGAAACACCTTAATTGTAATAAGCGAAGATCCTATAAGATATTTACTTTGGGATGGAGAGTTTTATAAGGAATTAGGAGATAAGCCCCCCTTCCCTATCCTGTCATTCGGATTGGTAGGATCATTGGATAAGACCGAACAATTGTCCGTATCCGTTGATCCTCCCTATGATGGAGCCTTTACGGAAGATCAACTATCAACTATCAGTAATTCCGTGATGGGATATGTCTCAAAATTTATCAGGGAGAGAAGCGTGGATAGAGGCATGTTTATATATCCGTTCTTTATTCGTTACGCTTATAGACTATATGACGGAACGTCTTACATGCAATCAGCCCCGATACTGATGATACCATCGTCTGGAGTAACTCCTCACGTTCCATTTACTATTGATGTGGACACAGACGATTTTGACGCAAAGATCATTGTAAACTTCATTATATCCTCAGTGGTATGCTCCATTAATTACAAAGTCAGCGGAATGGGGAATCAAAGGGAATGGTGGAAGGACATAGTTAAAAGCCTTGATATATTCATAACGCCGCCAATATACACCTTTGATTATTATGGGGAGATTAATGGGGCACAAAAGATATCAGACGATAACGGTTTCGGGGTGTACTCTATAGGTGGAGGATATTACAATAGGCATACATTCGAGGGAGCCTTGTCCATAGCCCTGCCGGGATCAGGTTATACCGATCAACTCGTCTTACCCGGAAAGGCCATGGATAATAAGGTGCCGGATAATTCATTGTTTTACAAAGTAGCAAGCATAGCGTATGAGGACTTGTGCAGTTATAACGGGGGTGAAAGACGTTCTCTCACTTTAGAAGATAATGTGCTGGAATCGTTGCAAAATCGAGAGCAACTTGTTGACGCAGACGGGTACCAGAATTTAGATTGGCTAATACCTGATTATTCCTATACTTATAACCAGCGGTTAAATATAGCTAATATAAAAAGGATACTATTTGATGGTTATCCTCCGGAGTCCATGGTGACGTACAACGACGGTAGCAGCACGTTGAGCATAAAGGTTTTCATAAGAGAAGGAGAAAAAGATATCGTCGTTCAAACATCCTCCTCATATAACCTTGGTATCAATTTGCATTACCTATATTACCCCAACGCTAACGCATACAAGATGGTGATAACACGGAATTCGGACGGATACCAAGCGATCGTTACCCTCTCTCCGCATAACACGCTGAACGGGGCTTACTATTTCGACTCATACGCCCCGATCATATTTAAACCGGGCAGCGATAGCACACCAATATCAACGGACAAGTCGGTCAATATGCCAAACAAGATATATACGTCCGAGGTCAATAACCCGTTTTATTTCCCGTTGGCGGGAATAAACACGGTGGGAACCGGTGAGATCGTAGGTATCCGATCCACCACGAAAGCGCTGTCCCAAGGGCAATTCGGGCAGTTTCCCTTATACGCTTTCTCTCCCGATGGAATATGGGCCTTGCAATTATCGGATGCGGGATTGTATTCCTCCATCCAACCTATAAGCAGGGATGTTTGCAATAATCCGGATAGTATCACGCAACTGGATTCCTCGATAGTATTCAGTACCGAGCGTGGCCTTAAATTATTGCAAGGCTCCGATATCAGCCTTTTATCATCATCGTTGGAAGGAGCAAATATTGATGAGACATTCTTTAATGTCAACCCGGATTTTAGCGATCTGTTCATCCCGGACACGGAAACTTTCGTAGAGACATTGCGAGCTTGTAAGATTGCCTATGATTATACGAATTCCCTATTGCATATTTATCCCAAAGGGACTAGAAAGCATTATGTATATTCTTTGGACACCGGGGAATTCTCCACTTTCGTAGGGGAAGAGGTCAAGGCCATGGCGCAAGATTATCCAAGCTCGGTAGTGCAAATAGGTAACGCCTTGTACTCACTGGAAAAATATATCTCGGAAGATACCAGAAAAGGCATAGCGATCACACGTGCCTTGACGTTAGGAGATCCTTTCTCTTTGAAGGTACTAGTCGATCTTAGGACGTTGGGTTTACGAAAGGATGAGTCCTCAAAAATCAAGATAGCGGTATTCGTAAGCGCGGATAGGAAAAATTGGTCTCGGCTTAAATCTCTTAGGCAAAGGGCTTTTAAATACTATCGGCTCGTTTATTTCTCAAACCTATATGATTTAGATACATTATCAGGAACCAGAGTAAGATTCGAGACTAGAAGGGATTGGAGGATGCGTTAAAGTACCCCTCGGCCTAGCCGGGGGTATATGTCATTTTTTTTGCTTGTAACTGGCCGCAACCTTCAACAACTCAATAGCGGAATTAGTGTTTTTAGCGTCCTCGAACTTTATAGAGGATACCTTTGGTACCACGAACTCACTAGCTTTTAAATAAACAGCGCATTTATCCTTATCCTTTAGCTTGAGGAAAGCTTTCTTGAACTCTTCCTGATTGTCGATTACGAAATCACGGAAAAAATTCTTTATCTCCGTGTTCTTATTCCGGGTTCCCTTCTCCCTTCCTCCCATCTTCATGTGACCATTCTCAAAACCTTTTCCCATGATTTATAATCTGAAATAAACATCCTTAACCTGTGTCTCCCTTGCCTCGTTTATGATATTTCTTCGATCCTCCTCCTTTTGAGAGGCGTACATCTGTACCCTAGATGGATCTACCATCCTATACCAAAAAGATAATACGCTATCAACCACGAAACGGTGGATATAAACGGCCAATCTCCTCGGATCTCCACGCCATCCTCTTTCCATCACCAAGTTTATGATCCATTCCCTATCATCCTTCACCTCGTCCGTTACGGCACGGCTCTGAACCCAAGGGGAAAACGCCCGTAAATGGCCGGTAGCCTCCGACAACGCGTCATTCACTTGACGAAACATCCAATCCGCCGTTTCCTCTGAGGTCTCCAGCCCAGCTCTTTCCTTTCCGGGAAGGCCCGATACATCCCCTACCTTCCATGTCTCGAAATCCACGTCATACTCGATCTCGCACCTCAATAGCGTTATCGTTAACTCAAATCCACGCATATCGACACGTGGCTGTATGATTTTCCTGTCTCTCATATTTCTCCTGTTTCTATAATGACATCATCAACAATGACATCATCGATATCCTTAAACGGCTTCCTCTTGCACTTTCGCGGGGCTTTCCTTGAATAGGCGGTTTCCTCTATCATGGACGCTATACCCTTTAACTCCTCCTCTAGCTTTCCGGCTAGTTCCTCAAAGTAAATCAGGCTCCAATTCCAAAGGACGAACCACACCACATATTTATGGGCCAAGGTCGCCAACGACTCGCCATCATATCCTCCACGACGATCCTTCATGCGCAACACCCAATTCACGGCATCGGTATCCAATGAATCATCCGAATCGCCGGGTATATCCTCCAAGATACCGGACAAGGAAACCTTTAAGGTCGCCACCGCCTCCTCTATCTTGCGTCTTATAAAAGTATCATCGGCCTCGTTATCATCGGACTGCGAGGAGAATCTTTTACCGGGATCCTCCTTTCTCATATCTCCCAGCCTCCATGTCCACTGGTCAATGTCATGCTTTAAATATGTCCAACCTAGATTTATGTCCATATCATGCTTTTTTTAATAGCGGGGGATTCTTCCTGTATATGTTCTTCACGCACATGACGGACATATCCTCCCACAAAGATTTATAAACCCCTATCCTATCAGGCTTCCGATCGGAAAGCCAACTCATCATAGAATAACCTACCAGAGCGTCCAACAGGTTCTCGTCCAGTTTCCTGTTGACATTCCAACGTGTATCCTCCGTCCTGACCTCCCATACGAACCCTTTTTCCGAATAAGCGGAAGAGGTTATGATTTTGGCCATACCTTCTTCAAGAACCCTCGCCGCCTGTTCCAGATATGTCCTTATAAGAGGCCTGTCCTGTTCCGTTATCTTTATCTTTAGATATAGGCTTTCCCCGCTATCCCCGACGAGATCACGTCCCTCGAAGCTGGATAGCATCTCGCATTTATTTATCGCCTTTATATATTCAAACTCATATGTCATTTGTGATCCTTTTCTGGCAAAAATAGGGCTTTAGGTATGATTATTTTGTTATTTTGGTTATTCTGACAAAACCAAGTCCTTTTATTCGATTTATTTGCGATTAAAAAGACCAATCATGAAACGACTTATTCCTAAATCACGGTTTTCCCGACGCCCCACGACGGTTGACAGCGTCAAACACCGTATCAAGATATCAGGCACGGACAAGACCAACATACCTTTACTGTCTAGGTGCCAAAACGCTTGGGAAAACCTTAGCGATTTCAGGGCCACCCGTCTTCGTAATTTCCGTTACGTGTTCGGTGACCAATGGGGTGATATCGTGGTGGACAAGGACGGGAAAAGGATGAAGGAACGTGATAGGATAGCGAGGCGTACGGGAGGGGTCGCTTTGCAGAACAATCATCTTTTCAAGATCGTAAATACTTTGGCCGGGTTATACGCAAAGACCGCTACCCTTCCCGTATGTTTCGCCCGGCAGAAAGACGCGGATACCAAGTCACAGATGATGACGGACGCTTTACAGACCAACTGGGAAAATAACCTTATGAAAGATGTCCTCACCTCCGAAATGATAGAGTTTATTTGCGGAGGATGCGCCGTGGTAACGGAAGAATGGTCTAGCCATGACGATATAGAGGACAGCTACACCTACGTGGTCAACCCTTCCTATTTCTTCTATGAGTCGAAAGCCAATGATCCAAGGCACTGGGATGATTCCTTGATCGGGGAGATCCGTGACTATACATTAGGCGAGCTGGCCTCGGTATTAGCGGAGTCCGAGTATGATTACAGGCAATTGGAGGAGATTTACTCACCTTGGCTCAATCGTATGGAAAATCTGGGAACCCAGCAGACGGATCGTTTCATGGACGAGTCTTTCGACACGCCTCCCGCCGCCGACCTGTGCCGGACCTACCATGTTTGGACACTGGAGAACAAGCCTAGATACCGTTGCGTGGATATCATGGACACCGATGATCCTATATACAGGATAGAGCTTAGCGATCTTCCTGTCATCAAGAGAGAGAACGAGGATCGTATGCGTATGGGAATGTCACAGGGATTACCTCCGGAGGAGATCCCATTGATAGAATACACCTATATAATAGATCAATATTGGCATTTCCAAATGCTATCACCGGACGGACGTGTACTTACCGAGTATGACACGCCTTATGAGTATAAGTCTCACCCCTATATTTACAAGCTACACTATTTGGTGAATGGACGGACAGTTCCTTTTATTTCCGTTATCATAGATCAGCAACGATACATCAACCGGCTGATCATGCTTAACGACTTGGCTATCCAATCAGCGGTAAAGGGAGTAAAGATGATCCCTAAAGACTCCGTTCCGGACGGGATGTCCAATCGTGAGTTCGCCGAGCAATTCGTTGAGATCGGATCATTTATTTTTTACGAGCCGTCCAAGAGCGGGAACAAACCGGAAGTCATAACATCGAACTCTACCAATATCGGTACCACGGAGCTATTGCAATTACAATTGAGTTTCATAAACGATATAACGTCCGTGTCGGAAGCCTTGCAAGGGAAAACCCCGTCGGGATCAACAGCGGCAAGCAGATATGCCATGGAAACACAGAACTCCACTACATCTATCGCTACGTTACTAACCAAGTTCTCCACGTTCGAGGCCGAGATCGCTCGCAAGAAGATGAAAACGATCCATCAATATTATCAATCCCCAAGGAACATATCGATGGAGAGATCCGCAGGTTATGCCACTTATAATGAGTATGACCCGAAGACAGTCCAAGATATAGATTTCAAGGTCAACATCAAGGAATCCGCTGAATCTCCGGTAGCTAGAATGATGTTAAACGACTTGGTGAAGGAATTATGGATGGCCGGAGCCATTTCTGCGGAGCAAATGTTATCACTATCATATTACCCCGGATCAGACCAGATACTTCAGTCCATTCAATCCAACAAACAAGTAGTTGAGCAAGGTGGAAATATCCAAGGTGTCCCAGCTGATCAAATGAACGCAATCAACGGACAGGTTAATCAAGATGCGCTCAATAAGGCACGACAAGCCTTGATGTCAGCATAGAGGATAAAGTGTAATGTCACTTTCTTTTCCCTTCTATGCTCATTAGGTGCCTTATCCTAGCCTTAATCTCATGAAAGTTTATAGGCTCGAACGACAACGATTCTATAAGGCGGTCTATCTCCCGTCTTACAGAATCGTTTCTTTTCTTGTTATGTGATCGTGTCCTAATCATCCATGGCACACATATAAATCCAAACCTTGCCTTCAGGAGCGTCATCGTCAAGGAAATAGAAATTTATAGCGTCCTCGATGATTTTCTTTTCAGCGTCATGGTCAAACCATTCCGTGAATTTAATCTCCTTGTCATGCCAGTTCGCGTTAAGAGCAACGTACACGTCCCATATGTTGGTATTTCCCGGTATGCTCATGCCTTTTATAGCGGTAGCCACCTGCTCCATATTCCAGTGCTCGCCTTTATGCTCTCCCGCCTTGCCTTTATGCCGCATTGCCGCCACGTCCATCCTAGCAAAGCACTCATTATAATGAGGACCGCAAAAAACCTCATGTATATCACGTATGGCCTCGTCATACGTGTCGGGATCTTTTTCCTTTAGACACTCCATCGCCTCGTCCAGCTCTCCTATGGCCTCCCACATCTTTTTTTCGGATACCATCCCTTTTGAGTGGTAATCCTTCATCAGTTCTTTGTAACGCATGATCTTGCATTTTAAACATTAATGAATCAAGCGCCGGGAGCCGCTGGAAAGGTAGCGGAAATAGTCAATGGGGTAGCCAAACTTACACCGTAGGCACGGTTACAACACTTGACGTTCTCGGGCGTGACTTGGGTGACGAGAGGGGTAAGAGATATCGTGGGAACAGCACCAGCGGCCCCGATAAAAGCTACCTTGAATTGCTCGACCCATTGCTTGGTAACCGTCCTGCAGGATCCCTTGGGCGTATAAGCCACAAGTACAGCGGCATTGATCGTAACCGTCGTTTGCGTATTCACCGTACTTTGCTCGGCGACGGTGAAATTGACTATGCCGGTAGGCTGTACGCCATTGTCTGCGCAATAGGCCTGACACAAATTCTCCACTACATTAGTCAAGTATTGTTGGCTGGTAGCGGCGATCGCAATTGGTGTTAATTGAATCATGATCGTAATTATTATTGATTATTTATTTATCCACATCATCACCTTGTGGAATAGGTTCCTCTGTCAATACCTCATATGAGCCGGTCTTCTCCGGGACCGGAAGATTGTAACGCAACAACGTCCTTAGTTCCTCCAAGTCATCGGTCTCGAACTCGACCTTTCCCTCAAACAGGGAAAGCCCGCCGTTTCTTATAGCGTCCTCCACCACCTTGTGCGCCAACTCCGGGATAGCCTCATCGGGGATGCCTTGAAGGTACCGAGCCAACATCGGCTCAACTAATGAGGATGACAATCCGTCTAGCAATGGGGATATCTCCTTGGATATGCTCCACATGGGACTTACCCAACCCGTGGAGCGTAACTTAGCGTCTATGTTCGCTATGAAAGGAAGTTGTCCCAACCGAGTTCCCAAGAGACCTTGGATAGCGGGCTGTGCCCACTTATTGAGCACAGCCGCCAGTTTTTGAGCGTTAGAGTACATGGCCATCATCAATTACATCCGCAACATCCCGTATCACAAACCTTACGCTGCGGGATCACCAACTCGCTCAATGCCGCTAGATCCGCGATCTGCTGTTGCATGCATTTCAATGTAGCGGTGTTAGTCCCATTGTAAACGGCTTGGTTCATGTTAATTGAGGCTTGTTCCTCCTTGTTCCTGTTGATGATTGTCAACAAGCGGTCATAAACATCCGCCAACTTTTGGTCAGTGTAAGTGTTGGATTTCAACAAGGCGATCTCAGAGTCCTTAGCGGAAATCTTATCCATCATCCCAGCCTCATAGCGGGAAATAGGCCTGTCTTCGGATGTGATTACCTCAACCGGACCGCCATATCCAGCGTTCCTTACGTTGCCACAACCACCCAAAAGATTCCCGGCGTTCAATCCCAAGAAAGAAGCGATACCTGCGGAAGCTCCCACGGTGTTGTAATTACCTTGGCCTTGCCCGGTGACACTGTACTCCTCACCATTCATTCCTTTAATTCTCATAACCTAGATTTTTTAATGATCATGTCCGGGTATCCCGGACACCACAAAAATCCAGAGAAGTCCATACCATGGGAAATATCTTGTTCCTAGCTTATTCCTTATTCATTCCTAGTTTGTTCCTGACCTCCCGGTCAAGCATATGTATCATCCAATTACGCCTTATCCTATCTGGAAAATCGTTCTTGATCCTATTAACGCCCCGTCTGGTAAGCCCTGTAAGATCGGCCACAACTTTCTCCGAGTACCCCTTATCCAAGAGTATTATAATGAGGATACCACGGGCGTTAACGCATTCCTCACGGTTAAATGACATCATGTCTACGGGATCAACCCCGCATACCTCACCTGCGATACAAATCACTCGCTTGTAAAACTCTTCGACCTTGTTCATATTCATATTTTAATTGAACATTAATAAAGCCACGCATGTTATATCAAGGAAGCCCCGAAAAACACACATGGCTTGGCTATGTTTTCCTTCGTCCGGGTCGAATCAGAGAAGGAATAGGGGCTTTACCCCGCACGCATTCATAAATAAATATTAAGCTCGCTTGATCGTGAGATTCGGTGGGCTTAACCTTTTTCACCAAATCCTATAGAACCCGCCTATCCCGACATAGGGTGACAAGCCATGCTTTCCGATCCCATAACCGGCTATCGCTCCGATTCCCCATCTACGGGGGGAGATCGTCTTGGTTATATACTCAGTCTTGCGATAAACCTCGATGTAGTCAAGATTAGGCTTATAGCCGGATATTGACAGCCGGTAATCATCCGTCTTGTACTCCTTGCTGGTTATGGGTAAAGGAACATATACAGGTTCCTTTACCGTGTCACCGTCCAACGTGATATAAACAGGGAACGGCTCAAGTATTGTTTGTACCAGTGTCTCATAGACCGGGTACGGGATGCTGTCATGTATCGTATCCACCTTGGCGGACGTGTCGGTCTTGGATATCGAATCACTAGCCACATCCCCCCGGATATGGTAGCCAGCCGTGAAACTGGCTACCAAGCACACTAGTATTAATATGATATGCCATGCTCTCATAACAGATTCCACCCCGCAATAACATCCGACATATCAGCCTCTCTCCCATTCTCAACCTTGCTCATCCCGGCCACGATCCGGATCATCTGCTCACGATCGTTGATGTTGATAGGATCATCAGCCGGGATACCGGCGTAATCGGATACGGCCTTAATGTAAGCGTCCGTATCGTTCTCGTTTTCCGGCGCCCAGCGACCTATCATCTTGCGGATCGTGTCCAGCTTATAGTTCCGGTAATAGTTAGACAGGATCTTGAAGATCGCCCGATAGCCATAGGCCATAGTCTCGAACTGCTTAAACGACTTGTCCTTGCTTGGTCGAACCTCTCCTTGAAAGAGATCACTGTTGATCCTAATGTTTCCCGGGTTTGCGTTTCTCAACCCTCTAGGTAATTTTTTCTCTGCCATTGTTATTTTTTTATTACATTTGTGTACTTTATTACTTATCTCCTGCCCTATTGAGAAATATGGTCAGCGATGATTTCACACCAGCTCCCCTATCCTTTTGGATCTGGGGAGCCTTTTTTATTCTTTGTCTTGTTATACTCATCCAAGAAATTGACCTTACTAATGAATTTTACGGCGGCAACCCAATACAAGAAGGCTATCACCTTGTTATCCGGGAATACCTTGCCCATGTTCTTTAAGACATTGGTCCCGTAAAACCATATCATCGCCCACGTAATCCAAGACACGAAAGCCTTGGCGTTATCCTCCGATATATCCATCATCACGCCTATCCAGAACGAGATGATTATGATCAGGAAATAGACTAGCATGTACACCCAGCTACGGATGAACTTGCTCTTCCGGAAATCCCCGTGATCCGCGGCCAACCCCCAGAACGTATCGATGAAGGCCAGCGACAGGATCACCACCAAGAAGTTCTCTATCGGTGACACGAAGTCCATCGCCGTAACAACAGCGGCTATGGCGATGGACTTGGCCCAATTTGCGAGGTCTGATATGTAAGAGAGATAACGATACATGAGAAATTATTTCTATTGTGATTTATTTGAGCAAATATCTGCTTTCAATTAGTCTAATTCTCTAAATATCTTTCTGATGATCGTGTACATGAATTGTCTCATGATTATAATGTTTTAATGGTTATAAGTAAATTATTATTTTATTGCCATCTATTTATAATATTCAACGGTAATAATATATCAAAATAATGTATTAGTCCTCCATTTAAATTTTTAATCTTTAAAACTGGTACACCTTCTCTATAATCAAGAAATATAACTCCAGATTCATATCTCTCATTAATAGTATGTCCTTGAATTATATATTTAAAATCATATTTATTTTTAATATTTATAGTACTAATAATTATCGGATCTCCTTTTATAATATCCTCATTTTGGATATTAAAATATCCATTAAGCATAATCCCATCCGGTAATCTCGTCCATTTTGTATTAATGCCCTTGATATATTCTTCATATTCGCTATTTAATATTGACACAGGATATAAAATTGGATATTTTATTCTGTTATTATATTCAGATATAATACCTTTAAATATAAAACAATATTCAATTTTAACATGTTCCTCTTTAATATTCTCAACACCTATCCAACCTACGTCTATACCAAGACTCTTAGTCGTACATATACGATCTATGGGACTAGGCGTATTATTATTTTCTATTTCTCTATTCTTAAAGCAAAATGGTATAAAATAGACATCATCATTGGGACGATTCACATATTGAGAATAAGAGAAATTTGTTCTGGAAGAAACTATTAAAGTTGGAAAAGCTTTACTTCTTTCCGTCATAAATTTCATTTTAAGAACAACGGTATAGTATTTGTAAGCCTCAATTGGTTCAGATACCGAAATTGTCGCAATCCTTCGATTCTGAAAGTCATCATTAGCCTCTGTTGTCTTTTCATAAGTATTATAGGGATTATAGGCTATGTTATCAAGTACAGGGTTATCTCCTACTGATCTTGGGACTCTGGCAATTAACCTTATATGTTTATCAAACCATTCTTTGTCATAAAAACCAATACCAAATACTTGGGCCTCTCCCCATACTTCCCAGACCGCAAATTTATTATCGTTAACCCTGTATGCGAAAGTCGCAGAATGATCAATCCCCATGTAATAAAAAGGATTGTTCCATGCTGGTTTATTTTCCAAGTTAACAAATAGCACGTCTCCCGGTTGTAAATTATTTATATCATTCTCACTTTCATCTAATGTATATCCTCTATCGTTTAGATATCTAGCCAAGTTGTGAGAATATTTATAAAAATGTTCATTATCCCCACTTGTCAGCCATTGGTAAAAATCTTTATCATACCATCCTGATCCATCTAGAATATTATCTTTACCATTATATTTAGAATTCTCAAAAGGTATACCTAAAATCATCGCCGCAGAAAAACTGGAGCAATTCATATACCAAGGTTCTTCTATTTAAAAATCCTGCCTCAAAAGAGTGTTTTTGTGGCCATAATGAAATTTTTCGTTTTGTTTGTAATAAGAATTAAATATCTCAGACAAACGATTGACTACTATCATGTCGTTTTTCACATGATACCTTGGTTTATCTATGTATCCATATGAACCATATTTCATGCAATCTCCTCGTTCTGGGCCTTCTATATAGGTATCATCAGCAAAATTTAATAGACCGTTAGATATAGATCCACCTTCATATTTTAGTATACTTCCTTCAGGAATTTTTACTGCATAATTATGAGCTGAGTCATAATTATTCCAATCAAAATTTAAATCAAAATCATATTGAACTACATAAATAGTATTGGGCTTATCAAGCATTTCTTGCGTAAGTACATTTTTCTTTTCTGTTTGCAACACGGCTTCATTCAGACTTCCATCCCAAACATAATAAAAGCCATTCACCAAATAATATGTATTATGTTTAAGGATATAAGAGGAATCCATATATTCCGTAGAAGCCTTGATTTCTCCGTAAGCATCCCAGATGGTATATTTGTTTATGTCATCCGCAACCATAGCATAAGCCTTTCCGTCACGTCCTATCACGACCGTTAGTTCCGTATCAGTAGGAGCTTTTATAGCGACTTCATCTGTCACAGCGTCAACGATAGAATTTACTTGAAGGTATGAGGTAGGTAAAACTTCCACGTCTTGTATATTCTTACGAAGATATATACGGCCCATTCCGCTATAAGCAGACGTGTCATATTCTTTATCCGCAAGCTTAAGCCTATTTCCCCCGTCTGTAGTTATATCTTCCTCGTCAGGATGATTAGTGATATTTATGTCACCCTCAATCTGTTGTATTCCATCAACCAGTTTCCAGTTAGAAGGGTTCTCATAACCGGATAAACTTAATTGTTGAAACTGATAAGTAACCCAATTCTCCCCTTCTTGAGCGAAAGTGATCTTTTGACCAAGTATCCGTTCTCTAGGAGGAACATCTTTTATAGCGCTAACCAACGTATGTACACCACCCTTTAGACCAAACACGGTGACATTATAGCCATAACGGTTAAAATAGACCTTTGGATTAATGCCATCATCGCCAATCAGTATCCAGTTCTCATCTTTCCTGAAAATATGGTCTGCTACACAATCATCATTAATACATCTTTCCGTTATAACATTGCCATCAAGGTCTTTATATGTAATATATATACCCTTCCTTCTCATCCAGAAAGGTAACTGTATGCGGGTATCCCCCGCCGATCCCATCCAAGGCAAATACACGTTGTTGCATTTCCACAATATGGAATCAAGCCTCTCTTTCGTCCTAGCGTCATATACGGCCTGAATGTATGTCAACGGATAGATCGGAAAACGCTCGTTCTTATCCTTGGCCAGCTTGTCTAGCTGCTGTACGCTATCCCTCTCGTAACCCTCGCAAATATCTTTTCGCTCTTCCATGATGTATCGTGCTTTAGTTCGTTATACGTAAAATATGTTGTAGCCAGTGTTAAGTCTCAAGATCAAATCAAGGTCGTTAGCCTTTGACCAATCCTCGCCTTCCTTCTTGTAAGGGCCAGCTTGAATACGCTCGTATTATCCAACTGATCTAATTTGTAGATGTTCCCGGCCAGATAGAAAGGCTTACCTACCCTTATGCGCTGATCGCCGTTCTCCGTAAGATCAATGTTCTTACGGCCTTTGTACAATGTCCTTACCTTCGGCTTGTAGATACTGAATACAAGCTTGAATATCTTTCTGATGATCGTGTATATTAATAGTTCCATGATTTTCAACTTGTTAATTTAAAAGTATAAGTTCGCCGTATTGTTATATAATTTCATACTCTCCTTTATCTTTTTGGAATATTTTCTTTCTTTCCATAAAAGAATTATGTACCGTTTTATACAAACTATCACACATTAACTTGTGCCCATTAATCTTTGGGTGTAATCCATCTATTAAAAATATTTTAGAATTATATATATTCATTCCACAAGAATACATATCGACGATACAAGCACCTAAGACATTAGACACACTTTTTATACATTCATTAAATTCATACAGACTGTCTCCGTTAGCATTTACAATTGGATACTCATTAGCAGAAGATTGATCATAACCTGTATTAGACACAGGAATTAATAAACATGTAAATATTTTAGCCATTGGATATTTCTTCATTATTTTTGCTAACATTAGAGCATACCCTTCAGAAAAAGTTGATTGAACTCCTTCAGAAGGAATAGTAGACTTGCTATTCCATGTACCAATAGATTTATTTCCTGTAGAACCTCCAAAATCATTTATGCCAACATTGATGATGATTATGTCTGGGTCTCCGTTTTCTCCTAATTTATCTATTCTCGCAGTTGAACAGCAAACACTTCCAGTGGTATCATTACTATTTCCACAAACATGCGACCCACTATAAGAAGAGTTTACCCCCAACGTAGCGTCTGTCGCTTTAATAAAGCGCATCCAGTAAGTATTATTTACATTTTCTAAATTTGCATCATTATAGAATGCAGGATATCCATTAGGTAAATAACCATCATATGTTGATATACTATCTCCAAGTATAGATATCTTTTTCCCTTTTAATGATTTTTCGTTAACCTTTGTTCCATTTATATTTACCCAGTTATAGCCATTCCATAAGCTATATTCAATCCTAGACTTATCAAAACACAGAAGCCCATATTCCCCTTCTAATAAATCATCAGGCAGTCCTCCTTCGCTATCAGAGTATCCTACACTACCAATAGTATTGCCTGCGACATATTTGAAGTTATAATCGTGAGAATTTGAAAAATTACCAAATTTCAACTTGCCATTGCCACCTTCTGGGACAATACATTCATATTTATCCTGTATGCTTAATCCATTATTATTGTTCGTAAGTATCCTAAAACTGGAATTTAAATTACCATTATTGTCTGGTCTTTGTGAAAAGAATAATCTGCCGATTAAATTACCTGATTTTACAAATCTTAATACAAAATCCATATCATCATTATTTACCCCTTTAGCATCTGTATTAAATGTATACCAGTTTTGATAATCATTTTGTGTAAAATAGTTATTAAAAATCCATCCATTTTTTCCTCTTAATGCCAATGAAGATGATCTATTTTGAGAAATTTCCGGGATATCTGGGCTATAATTAAGAACATCACGAGTATATGCATTTCCACTTTTAGAACAAGCTACAAAAGCGTTATCCCAATTGCAATCTTCTGGTTTATCAGATGCTATATAGAAAAATTTAATTATATTGGAAGTTCCTTGATATGAATTACCAACACCCCTACAACCCGAGAATAGATTAGAATAAGCATCATTTAGAAAGAATCCCACACCTCCATTTAATCTTCCGTTTACTATATCTTTAGGACTTTTCATATTATCAATAGGGTAAGTATCATCTGTAATTACTCCAAAATAACTAGACACACCAGCATATTTTGTAAGATATACCCCGATATTACATGTATGAGGAGGTAAGTCGGTAACTTTATCATTATATCCCCATATATGAATACGACTAAACATGTTTGACCCAGCATCAACAAACATTCCGATATGATAATGTGTAATAAATCCATCACTAATAAACACATCTGTGGATCTTACACATAAACCAGAGTACATGGGCATATTATCCACATCTATAGGAGCATTATTTGAGTAAGAGTAATCAAATTTAAAATTAAAGTCTCTTAATACTAGTTCAGCGCAATTTTCTCCTATGTAACAGGATGATTTATGCATATTGCATGTATAAATACCTTCTAAAGAAGTCTTAAAACTATGTATTAAGTATATTCCTCCCACATTTAATCTATTATCATTTTGTATATTAAGATTCTTTATAACACCTCCCCAAAATCCATCATTCCAAGCGGAAGAGGAGAATACACCAATTACATAATCTCCGGAAAAATCTTTATTGGGTTGAAATATACATCCTTTAAAATCAAGACAAAGAGAGAATCCAGTTAAATCAATAGAAGATGACAACCTATATACGCTATTGCTTTCAAAATCAACAACTACACCTCCATAATCAAGAGTTATTGATTTATCAACTCCCTTTAATCGATATAACATATCCATAATAAAAGGAGAATTATCTATGTTTTTTGAACTAACATTAAACCACAAAGCTTTAAATGAACATTCAAAAGATCCAATAAAAGTTATACCATCGAAAATATTATAACATGCTTTAATAATAGTATTATTACCTTGTAATATTCCATTCCTCAAACTCCCCCCTTGGAAATCCAGCACGCAATTCTCCGGCACCTCGATCGTCTGCCCGGCTAGGCAGTAGTCATACTGGATGATGTAGATGGTATTAGGCTTTCTCATCATGTGCTGCGAGAGCGTGTTCACGCCGTTCACGTAATGCTTCCGAAGGTACACACGTCCCATGCCGGAGTAATCCTTCGGGGCGTATTCCTTGTCTTTCAGCTTCAATGTCTGGTTATCCGTCACGGTTATATCCTCCTCGTCCGGAAGGTTGGTTATGCTCTTGTTACCGATCAATTGCTTGGTAGCCTCGGAAAGATCGTCCGGATCGACGGAACCGGGCTTCAAGTCCGTTACCTGCTGGTTGGTGATGTCGATTATCTCGTTCCGCAATCCCCTCCGGGTGATATACGTATCACGGATAACGTTACCCTCATGGTCTCTCCAAGCACGGTCTACCGTGATCTCCGGGGTAAGGTCGATGTCCGGCTTGAAACCGGCAGGACGAGCTGATACCGGGGCGTGGCTCTTGATCTCATCAACGACATCCCCCATATTATTAACCTTTTCCTCCGCTTCCTCCACACGATCACCAAGTTTTTCCGTATCTTTCCGAATATCCTCTATGGCATTGTCTTGTGTCTCCAGTTCATCAGTAATGGCCTTTTGGCTCATGGTATCAACCTCGCTATCACCACGGGAATCGAGCACGCTTACGTAACGCTCATGCTTCAGCCACTCTCCTTCCGTACCGTTCCAGTCCCCACGTAATACGGCCAGCTCATATGAGGACAAGCCATCATAGCCATAAGTGGCGGTAGAGGTCTTTACTTTCAGCACGACGACACCTTCTCCTATATTCGTAGCCTCGTTCTCAAATTCGGTAATAGAGAAAAGATCCTCTTTCTTGGAGCGGCATACGCTTCGTGTATCAAAGACATGGTCCATATTCTTGACCCATATCGCCTCGATAGAGTAAGTTCCTTCTTCCAACCCTGAAGGAATGTCTACATAAAGCGTACCTTTGTCCGCTCTCGCTTGAAGTAGATATTTCTCCCGGTTGCCTAATAGAAAAACCTTTACATTAGATCGGGAGAAATCCTCTTTCACCGGGCTTATCCCTTTATAGATAGTCCACTCAACCCGAATCAATCTGTCTTTGAATATGTATACCATGATTATATAATCTTGTTATTGATTGGAGTTGGCCCCGGATGGATTGACACCCATAAGAACCAACGCTTGATTAAACATGCTGTCTGCGTGCTGATCCCTGTAAGTAAGCAACGTGAGACCGGATATATAATAGATCAGCGCCTTTTTCAGCTTGGGGCTTACCTCCAAGCTATCCGTTATATCCTCGTCCGTTATGATCCCGATCTCGAACGTGTCGGATTTATCCTTCGCCTTATATAGCTCCAATGTCTTACCCGGCCTCATGGTCAACGCCAGTTTAGGTCTTTCCCATGTCCCCGTTGCGTATGGATCCGACAGCGTGGCGTATTCCTTATCGTTCCAATAGATAGGATCTGAAATAAATAAAGGCCATGATGATAGCCTAGCGTAACAAATCCGAGAGTAGTTCTCCGGCAAACTTACATGAGCGACAAGATCGTCCTTTATGGTTCCGTCCGTTATTATCTTGTTCGGTTCCAACAGGCCCCAGTCCGCGTTACCGTTCACGAAGCGCAACGCCTCCGATATCTTGGACTTGATAATCGTGTCCATTTCCTCGTTATCCTGCGTTCCTAGGAACTCAGCGTCATTAAGCCCGATCTCGTCTATGCAGATCTTGACCTCACTCACTATGTCGCTCACGCTAATATCCATATCATTTCATGTTCGGGAACGAGACACTTAATTTATCCTTTAACTCCTCGAGCATATCATCGTTCTCCACTTTATAGCCCATCTTGGCGAAATAGTCAATAGCATCATTCACGTTCTTTACGGTCTTGACCTCTTTCACTTGTTTTTCCCGGCCTCTCGAGTTCCTCATGACCGAGACACCAGACACATTATCGTCTTTTAACGTAGAGACGAGCCGGATAGACGTACCAAATCGGCAATCATTCTCGATAGCGTCTTGTACGAAAGGGTTGCTAGTCCGTAGTAAGGCGTTCTTGCCATTGATGAAATTACCGCCCTTGAACTCCATGCTGACCCTTGTGCCGCAGTATATAGTACGGAGCATGCAATTATCCTTGCCTACCAACTCATATGTTTTCGTGATCATTCGATTGATTTTATTAGACCCACCGTGCGTTTGCTCCGGTGGGTCTTGTTTGACAATATTACAGTTTACACGTTAATCTCTCCCTTGTATGGTTTCCATGCGGTACCGTCATATACATACAATCCGACGGCGTGCGTATCGTCCGCTACGGTCAAGTAAACCACATCGTCCTTTTTCGGTGTAGATACGGAACTCAGGGAAGCCACGCTGGAAACGACTGTGTCAAGCATAGACAGCTTATATCCGCTCACTGTCACGTCCGGACCGATCAGCATCGAGTTATAACCCGTAAGCATCAAGCAGTCATCCTGAATATAATATTGGGATTTGGCCTCCCGTACCTCACCGCCTTCTCCCTTGGAGTGATCCACGGTAAGAGTCTTTCCTTTCTGGTAGTAATAACGCTTGGCCTCGGACATCGGAAAAGCTACGGCGCATTCCTCATATCCAAGATCGTCAAGGGCATGCTCGACCTTGAAGTTCAACTTTCCGAAAGTGGTCTCGAAAGAGGAGATATCGATACCGATATTCTGTTTCTTGACGAATGAGATATCCTTATGTTTCGTGAAATCGATGTTCAGCAACTTCTCGATGAACTTGGTACCGCAATACACGTCCATCTCGTTCGTGTTCGAGTACTTTCCGAAAAGCATACGGGTGATACCGATAAGATCGGCGAACTCCAATGTCGAACCGATCTGGTAACCCAACCGTAATTGTCTCAACACGCCTTTCTGGGCATACACGTATTCGGTACCTGTTTTCTTGGAGCCATACTTCACGAACTTCGTACCTACACCGATCAACATCGTGCGTGTACATTTCTTGCGGAAATTAGACAAAGTCCAATCCTTCAAGTCTTGTACGTTCCACTTAGCCTTCTTATTGATACGCTCGAAGAATTCCGTCCACGTGATCGGACATACCTTCTTCTGCAAGTAGGCGATCTCTTTCTTGGGATAAGCGGAATCCGGGGCGATCTCCACCTCACTCTCACTCATGGCCGGTGCCATGATGTGCAATCCGGTACCCGCTTTCAAATCCGGCACATACATGTTTTTTCCTTCATCCAACGGGCCATTAAGAGCGGAGACCATAATACCGTTAGCCTTATCTGCGGATATGACATAGAGGACTAACGGGCTACCGTCAGAATTTCCGTTCTCATCATATCCGGTTACGCCGTCTACCAAGACAGTGTTGCACTCGGCGAATAATTTCTCGTCATTCTTGTACAAGCTAAGCTTTACCTCAGCGTCCTTTTCCGTGTTGGTCACCTCCGCTTTGGTAACGCAATCCATTATAGCCTCGCCAATATTGTAATGCTCCGGCTCCTTCGTGTTGACATGGACTTGCTTGGCGAGCTTGAGGAAATCCGTGTGCATGGGATATTTGTACGCTTGAAATTTACTGACGTAATCCTCTACCTTGTTCTCGGCCAGATCGGCGTCAGTGACCGCAGATCCGGTAGCCCCCTGCCCCTGCTGATCAATACCCTTACCCGCCGCGTCCGGGGTCGCGTTCTCCAACGGCTTGCCATCATTGGGATCCGTATCACTTCCATTCTCCCCGATCTCCACGGCCATAGCCGCTCCACCGGTCAATACCGCCAAGACAAAGAACAAAGCCTTGACCCAAAACATCTTGTCTTTAAATAATTTATTCATCGCAAAAGTATTAATTGTTACTATTCTCATTATAAAAAAGGATTGTTCACGTCTTGCGTAACCGGCTTCTCCTGCCGTGCGCCTTGCCTCCCTCTCGGTCTTTCCTGCTTACCGCTAAGATCCTTTAACTTGTCGGTAACTTTCTTGTTGATCCCTTCCGCAACGCCTTCCTCCCGCGCGGCCTCCACGTCTTGGTTATAATTCATTCCCTTGGCCATCATCTCGAAAATCGATGGATCCAATTTACCGACGATCAAATCATCCATGACTTGATACATCTTACCTATAACCTCCTCCGCTTGATCATCGGAAAGGCCCATCTCCGAGGCTTTCGCCCTAATCGCTTCCACGCTAGCCGGCATATTCTCCGACATTTGTTTCTCGATCTCGTCCTGTTTCGCCAGTTTCTCCAAGTAAGCGTTATGAGCGTCTGCCAGCTTTTGCGAATAATCGGGATCATCGGCCAAGGCTTTTAAGTCAAGCCCCTTGTTCTGTACCATCCACACCACGGGATCGAAATCATCCTGATCCCTAGCGGCTACCATCAACTCGGCGAAAGCTGGACTCTTCGATAGGTTCTCCCGCATTTTCTTAGAGTTTCCCTCGTAACCCTCATACTCGTCCATGAACTGGTTGACCGAGCCATAGTAAGCTTCCTCGTCATCCATGTTAAGATCCGGATTCCGTTTGGCGTATCTTTGTCTGAATCTCTCTTTGTTAGATATATCTGCCATACCTTAATCGATTTTGTTTTAGGCAAAGGAAAATAATAAGGTATATCCGTTTTGTTATTTTGATTATTTTATTTAACCCATGAACCCTAAGAATAATCAAACATGTGAATCTATTTTCTATCTTTGTGATGTTCACCAAAACAAGCGTTCTTTATGGTTAATGGCGTAGATTTCATCCCAGAGCGGGACATGGAGCTTTACGAAGCTTATAGACGTGCTTTGAAGATGAGGGAAGTGAAATCCCACCGAGAGGCGGTAATGAGGGCTATATCCTCACATGCCTCTAGGTTCTGGATCTCCACCCTTCAAGCGTATAGGGGAATCCTGCTGATCAGGAAAGGGAAGACCAAGGAAAAAGGTCGATCGATCAGGAACAAGATGATCGATGACATTTATGAGATTTACAAAGAGCTGGAGAAAAAGAGAGAATTCAAGGGAAGCTCCGTTTATTTCATCACCTCTTTCGCGGTCTACCAAACGGCCCCCTGTTTTTACATATCCTATTCACGGGCGTTGGCGATAATACAACGCATCAACCGGGAAAGGAAAAATGGAAGGTAAGCTAAAAAGACTGATACCTTCATTAATAATCGCCTTGACAAGCGTCATACTCCAACTCGCTGGTAAACATTTCTATTTCGATACCAATTCCATACCATACGACCATTTCCTTTACACGTTCACCCACGCCAACATTTTTCATTTATCATTAAATCTTATCGCCTTATTCCAGTTTAAGCCTCGTGTGAAAACATGCCTGATCGGTTACGTGTCTTGCGTCTTGGCCTCGTTCGTACCACTAGCCTCATTGCCGGTTCCTACATGCGGCATGTCCGGATTTATCATGGGATGTTACGCCCGCAGATATCACGCCTATAAACTAAGCCTTTGGAGAATAATATTGAGCAATATCGTCATGGCGTTTATCCCCTTATTCAACTGGAGGATACACTTGCTGTCATTCCTAATAGCCTATATCATCTATGGAGTCATACAGAAAATTAGCGTTCACGGAAGAGGTTGAGTCTATATTGGCCGAGAATAACAAGAGGCTGAAAAATATATTCGGCACGCACGACCAATTCACGGGGCGTGGAATGGAGGGGCATAGCCATAGGGTTGTCATAGATGATTACCCTATAAGGGTACAGTGGCTTACCGAGGAGGTTTTCAAGAACGATCTGTATCAGGATGTCCTGAAAGCCGGTTCCATAAAGGACTACACGATAAGGTTCAACGAGCTGTACCCGGATTCAGATGGGATAAATGAGGAGGACGTGGCCAACATGCTATTTTGGGCCCGTTGCTCGAGAGACCCGTCCTTCGCCTTTTTCTCGTTATTTAAGATCAAGTCGAAAGAGGCGGGAGAAATGATCCCCTTCGAGCTTAATTACGCCCAACGTTACGTACTATCCGTTCTGGAGGAAATGAGGCATAAGGGAGTCCCGATCCGTATAATATTATTGAAAGCCCGGCAATGGGGAGGTTCCACCTTGGTACAGCTCTATATGGCGTGGATACAGCTATTCGTCATGGAAGGATGGTATTCCGTAATTATAGCACAGACGAAAGATACCGCCAAACGTATCAAGGCCATGTATAAAAAGGTTCTCGATAATATCCCGGGATTTATATATGGTGTTGACAAGTTACAATTCGCTCCTTACGAGCATTCGGCGTCCGACTCCATAATCACCGACCCGTCCGGGAACAAGGTACGTGATAACGTGATAACCGTGGCATCTTATGAGAATTTCGAGTCAACACGTGGTATGGACTATGCCATGGCCCACTTCTCGGAGGTAGCCTACTGGAAAACAACGGATGGCAAATCGGCGGAGCAGGTTATAACAAACATAGACTCGAATATATTGGAGAGGCCGTTGACCATGGAGATCTCCGAGTCTACGGCTAACGGCATGGCCGGTTATTTCTATGATGAGTACCAAATGGCCAAGGAGGGCACGTCATCCCGTAAGGCGCTATTCATACCGTTCTTCTTTATCGAGAACGACATGATAAGATTCAAGGACAAGAAAGAGACCCGGCTTTTCATATTGGATCTATTAGAGGGAAGGGATGTCACGACCTCCCCTAATGACAATAGCGAGCCGGGACAGTATTTATGGTCTCTATGGGAAAAAGGAGCTACGCTGGAGCACATCAAATGGTATATCAAGAAAAGGGCCTCGTTCCATGATCACGCATCGATGGCATCCGAGGCACCATCCGATGATGTCGAGTGTTTCAAGTATTCCGGTAATCTCGTGTTCAATATCTATACGATCGAGGTGATGCGGGAAAGATACGTATCACCCCCGGAGTTCATTGGCGACATATCCCAATCAGAGAAGACCAAGAGGATAATTCTCACCAAGAATCCGAACGGCCTGTTGAGAATCTGGAAGAGGCCCGATGATACAAGGACATCCAACGAGTATCTTGTCATCGTCGATGTCGGTGGACGTAGCAAGAACTCAGACCCGTCATGTATAACGGTTATAAACAGGTGGAATTTACGATTCAGCGGAGGAAAGCCGGAGGTGGTAGCCAGATGGCACGGTCATATACGATATGACTGGCTCGCCTACAAAGCCGTCAAGATCGCCAGATACTACAAGAACGCCCTTCTCGCCTTCGAGAGCAATACGTTTGATAAGAAAAAATCAGAGGCATCCGAGTTCGTGGAGGAAGGCGATCATATTCGTGGCATACTGAAAAAGATAGAGGATATCTACCCCAATCTTTACATGCGTGCGGCGACGGATCCCGAGGACATAAGGAACGGCATATACAAGAAGATAGGCTTCCAGACCAACAAAAAGACCAAGCAGGACATGGTAGATAATTTCATAGTGGCTTTCGAGGACGATATGTTTATAGACCCGGATGAGCGTATGTACAAGGAAGCGTCAAAATACGAGCAACGTCCGGACGGTAGTTACGGGAATATTCCCGGTCGTGGCAATCACGACGATATATTGATGACAGACATGATAGGTGCGCTCATATCCGAAGATATGCCTAAGCCTTCTATAATCAAAGAAGAATCAACGGGATATATCGATTCATATCCAAAAAATGAGTCGAGTTTATAGCTTGCGCATGAACGTTTTCCCTGTAAAAATCAATATTAGATAAATAAAATACGACTTATTTTTTACTAATATAAAATAAATAGAGTATATTCGCGTAGTCACTGATTAGAATGTAAGACGTGACACACATTGTGGCGTTAAAGATATCGTCTCCTAAAGACCTAAATTCCCCAAATTTACGCATAACAGGGAGCCGATAGCAACAATACGCCCACGTTATTTGTATATATAATCTATATATAATACGTGGGCCGTTGCTTACTACCTGTTATGTGGCGTGGGGACGCCGGGTCTTGGTAGTTGCGACGGCGCCACGTTTTTTTATGCGTATATGGTATGTTATACATTTATAACCCCTTATGGCTCTCATCCGTGATGGACTGGAGTCATACTTAAAGATATTATACTAAGTTGTATTCATAAAATAACTTTATCAAAGTCATACCGCTCTTTCGTGAGAACCAGAGGTATTTTATGTTGAAGGGGATAGCTTGGAGGATGGGGGCACCCTCCTCCCCTTTTGGCATAAGACAAGGTAGTTTGTTTGAATATTTCCAGCTTCCCTTGGGTGGTATTGGGAAGCATTTTAAGACGGATATACCCACCGTTGCTATTCCGATAGGATCGGCAAAGATGATCAAGTATGTCCCTATTTTAAGGATTTAGATATTATAAGCGCTCCCGTTCGTGAGAATAGATCGTTTAAGTTATCTGAACATTCATATAGATTATAGTTAAATAATTAAAGCTCTCTTGCCCGTGAGGATTTGGAGAGTTTTTTATTTTTTACTATTCCTCGGGATAAAACTAAAAGTAAAATATGCTGCAAAACATGCCTTCTATCGGATAACGGATGTGAGGATTGGGTAATTTTGCAAAAAAATCTAAATACATAAAACATGAGCGAGGAAACATACAGGATATTCAAGGTGATTTTAATGTTCATATTTGCTTTCATAGCATGGAATTACGTGCAGACACAAAGATATTCAAGTGTCAAGGAATACATTTTGGTAGATAAGATATCAAAAAAAGCGCTTATCCTAGATCAAAGCACCCATAAATTTGAATGACTATGAATTACTATGATATATTATCAATCAATAGAGACGCTACACTAGAAGAGATACAAAAAGCGTATAAAGATAAATCATTCCAGTTTCATCCTGACTTCAACAAAGGAATCAGTGACGATAGCATGTTCCGTATAATCAAAGAGGCGTATGAGACTTTATCTGATACTGAAAAGAGAGATCAATACGACGCATCATTGAACAAGACAGATCAGACACCGAACGAAAATAATAATAGAAATAATGATATGTTTATAAAAGATCATCTTAAACATACAGAAGATGATCTGGTTAAACATTATACGATTTTAAATAAAACTGATTTCAAGAAAGCAGAATCTAATAAACCATCTAAGTTGGCATTTTTAAAAAATAAGGAATGGATCATACTATATATTCTATTTTTAATAATTTATCTATACGATGTAAGCAAGGAAAAACCACAAAGCCTAGGTCATTACATATTTTTAATATCCACACCATTAGGATATACACTAGGAGCATTCTTTATATCATCATTAGCAGTCTTATTCAAGTTAATATTTAGACAAAAAACATCCTTAAAAGAATTTGCTTACATATCAATAATTGTTCTTTTGCTAGGACTTCTAGGTAACATATTTCAATAAAATGAAAAAATTATATATAGCGGGTGACACCAACGCCACCCGCTATCTTTTCACTCATCCTGATTCTCAAATATCTCCAACGCCTGTAACTTTAACTCGTACACTTGGTTCTCCAGAGAATCATTATCGCTACCGACCTCACGAAGGAATCTCTCCATATCGGATATGGCTTTCATATATTGTGACAATTCCATGGATTTCCTGTAATCATCGCTACCGGTCAGTTGATTTAACTTGACCATATATCCGGCCCTGTCGAAATCGTCCACAGAAGGATCCTGTATTTTCTTCAGATATCCCTTATAATCATGATTCATTTCCGTGACGAATCCAACGACCTTCTTATTATACATGGAATTCACCCGGCTAAGCTTCAAATCCTTGTCTCCTCCGGTCAATAAACGGCTTAACAGTGGATAACGGCTCACTGGCATATCCCCATCCTCTCCTGACAGCATATCAATTACTAAATCGGACACGCCCAAGACCACGGTACCGAATCCACCGGTATAACCAGTAAGTATGTTCTGCCAAGTGGCCGGATTGAAGCTGGTACCTCTCTTAACATCATCACCGCCAGTCAACGAGTTAAGCGCCCTCGACAACTCGACCATAGTGCTACTGGTACTCCTATAGACCTTGGTGTACTCCGGGTCATAATCATTAGCCTTATTCATCGAGGTCTTATAGATAGGATTACCCATGAAATTCACGTTAGAGGCGTTTTGGGCGATAGGCTGAACAACCGTAGGGAGAAGATTGAGGGCGAACTTCCAGTTATCATACTCCCAATTTATGTTTAACGGAGATACCATATCAATACCCGTCTTAACAACATCCATAGCTTCCGCCTCCCTTTTACCGGATAAATGCCCGGCAATTATATCTCCTATCTTGAAATAATTGGCAATATCGGGGGCCAAGGGGATCTTGAGCCAACGACCATTAGTTAAACGAATACATATATTATTCTGTCTCTCATGATCGCTCAATGAATCAAAATAATCCCTATCATCATCATCGCTATCCCATCCCAAGTAAGCGAAGAGCATAGGCATAAACAGATTATTGAGCAAGGAGACAGACGATCCCATGAATATTACCGGGACTACACGGGAACCTATTCCTTTAATTGGATGATTTCTCATCATTGAATATTCTTTATATATGCTTTGAACAGCGGCGTTAAAGAACAACACCCAATCTCTTCCGTACTCAGATATCCAAGCCGCCGTATTAATATACCATTTGTCGCTTTTCGTTTTCTTTCCGGCACCTTTCTTGTTAAAGTTAACCGACACCTCCTTGGCATCATTGATTGACCGGTCAATGGATCTTCCATATTCCCGGCTCGTCTTATACGCCGCATATCGGTTCACAAGTTCCGCTACGTTACCCATGAACTCAAAGCACTCAAATACAGTAGAGACTAGTTCTTTGGGGGATAACTTCCCAATATTGCCATCTGAGAGTTTCTCCAGCTTGTCCGCTAAATCCTTGGCGTATTCCTTTTGCGTCTCCACAAACGTATATCCGGTTGCCCCTCCATTATCCATGAACTCCTTGAATATCGCCTGTTCCTTATCAGAAATATCGATCTCTCCTCTCATGTATTTATACAGATTACGACCTAAACTCCGAAGTCCAGATAACACTCGCCTCTGGTTCCCTGAAAAATCCTTGAAATACCTAAAATTCTCCGTCACAAACACGGAGTTATTAGCATAAGGCGTATCCTTTATCAGGTTAACAAACGAAAATGCCGCATTCTTGGAGGTAAAAGCTCTGGCCATGAATGTCTTCACGTTCCTAGCTACGACGTAAGCGAGATCATCCTTCACGTCCGGATTCGTCAATCCATTTACGGCTTGCGCCAACCGGGGATTGCCATTAACGGTCATGACATACCTGTTACCTCCCACGAAAACCTGTACTTGATGCTGGCTTCTCTGATCATACAATGTTTTATATGGTATATCCGATCGATCTCCTTTAATCAGCTCAGACTTACCTTCCTCTCTAAGCTCTCTCATCATTTCCTCATGATCTCTCACCGCCTTGGCCACTTCCTCTCCAGAAGCGTTATCCGGTATTTGCGGAACGGATTCCACCCATTCCGGATTTTCCTCGGTACCGACATTTCGAACCCAGATATTATCTATGGTAATAAGGCCGCCCGTGTCATGATTGCTAGCCAAATTGAGAAAACGTTGTTTCGCCAAGTTCCTATTTCCTGCGGTAATAGATCCGTACCCAACGTGTATCAAACCCGCAAATGGATTATCAGCCTCAGACGTACGTCCCTTTGCCGTCTTCACTGGATTACCCATCTTTATCTCCGTGGCATCTATATAATCGTATACATCGGAGGCGATGTTATCGGAAAAACCTCTCAACGGGATGAAGTACTTGAACCGGGAAAGGTTCTTATCCATATAGGACTTGCTTATCAGCCCGGACTCATACTGCTTCCTTAACGTATACTCGGACACGTTATGCACCTTATCCCATAGGTTATCGACCAAACTTTTCTCGTGGGTAGACTCATAATCTCTCACGAAATCATAAGCGTCAGAAAGCCATTTATCTTTATTCGCTCCATCCTCCGAAGGCTTAAACACCGAAGACAAACCACTATAGTCCTTTCCTAGAATCACACCATAAGAATTATCGCCTAACTTCCATTGGAATGACAATGCCTCTCGATCCAACTCCTTTTGTTCCTCGTTCCACGCTAGATCCTTATTAAGGACATCTTTCTTTGAATCTTCCCACCTATCAATCAACGTTCCGATCACCTTTTCTTTATATTTATCCATCTCCTTGCTATAAATCTCGGATTTGACAAATGATTTCCGATAATCGGCGGCTATCTCAGCGGAACGCTCAGCCTTACCTTTATCAACACCTTTCTTTAGTTCTTTGCCAAGAACCTTGTCATACGTCTTTTTATAAGCCTCACTCCCCTTTTCCTCCGCGACATTTTCCGCTGTTTTTTTAGCGTTTTTTAAATCATACCCGGGAATAACCCCCATTTTAGACAAAGCGTCCACATCAAACGCCTTAAGAGTTTCTATACCATCCCTTACGGACATATCACGGTTTCTCTCGATACCGTGTTTAGCCTGTACATATTTAACCAAATCCCTTAATGGTCCTTTAGACCAATCCCAAGTTCTTCTTAAACCTTTCTTGGATACCTCAGAGACATCACCTATCAATGCCCTTATAGCCTTATTCAAAGGATTCAGGAATTTAGAGTCGAAACTATCCATATCCGCCTTATTCTTTGAAGACAAGGCTATAAGAGCATAATATGGATTCTCGTAATCCAGAATCTTCGATTTGGTTTTCTTGGCCAAGAATTTCAAGAACTCATCTATAGCTGTTAAAGAGTCAACCATAGCCTCTTTGAACTTAAAACTGTCTGAAGATGCCACTTTATCCCAAGCGTCAACCATTTCCTTGTTTAGAGGATCTTCATTTTCCACTTCCGATTTAGCCTCCCGGAACCGGATGTTGTCATTATCTTTCTTTATTCTCTCGGCGAAAGAGAAATCATCAGTCTTTTCCCTTATGCCTTCTCCAGCGCTTCTACCCTTGTTTTCAGATCCCGCACGTCCGCTGACAGTCCGCTCACCGTCGATTCCATCCCGGACACTTCCGTTCCTATCGCCCGTATCTCCTCCGTCAAGTTGGTTTCCATTGTTGTCAACTTGGTCGTTAACCGCTCTTCCATCCCGATCAACTGTGTCTTCAGTTCCATCAAAAGCTTTTTCAGCTCCTCTTGGTTCGTTGACATCGTCTCGTTTACTTTCGTTTCTGTTCTCATTAACGCCCTCGATTGTCTCGAGTTCCCTTCCAGTACCTTTTGTTTCAGAAGGTTGTTTTCCTTTTTCAGGTTCAATATCTCTTTCGATTGATCCATTTCCGTTCAAATTTATATTATCAATGCCTAATTCATTTCTCATTACGATATCCTCGGCCACATCCATCAAGTTTCCTTGCTCCAAGTTCCTATAGCTTCTCCAGAGGATATACCGGAGGTCTTTATCCGATAACTTGAAATCAAGGCTAATACCGGCCTTTCTCAACATATCAATAAAAGCGTCCTTGATCTTTTCCCATAACGAACGCTCGGCCTTGTTATCGAAACCACGTTCCGCTAATTCAGCGAGGTATTCCTCGGTAGCCTCACGCAAGTTAAGAGGATTACCTTTAGTCCGGTCAATGATATTCTTCCGGATATCCTCGTTGGCGTTCCGGTATACGTTATCAAGGAAAGTATCGAAATCATCCCTGAATAGCTCACGTAACCCATGATGCCCTACCACTTCATGGAGGAAAGTCCTTTGAGCGTCACCTACGGACGTGGAATTAGGTGATACTATGACTATCTCCCCGGTAGAAGTATCATACCAGCCTTTGGAATCTCTCTTACGGGCCAACATATTCTCATCCGTATCGGTTATATCGTCCACGTCATGGATTACCCTGACAGGAGTATTAAGCTTGTTTGACCAATCGTTGATTGAGGATTCAATAGAACTTACATTATCCTGATTATTAGTTGTATCTACTCCCATGAATCGAAATCGAGTCTCTCCTTCCTCTTTTACCAACGTACCATCAACGTCAAGAGTTGATTCTAACTGAATATCCTCAGCTTTAGCTTTTTCAACTAATTGTCTCTGCAGATCATTAACCTCTGCCTGAGCCGCATTAAGTTCATCCTCTTTTCCCCACGGTTTCTTAACGGCTTCCTCTAATCCCGCTATCTTGTTTTCCTCTGCCTTTATTTTAGCGGCTATATCTGAGACGGATTTAGCGGGAATCCCCAACTGCCTGTCAATGCTAGCCATCAAACCCTTGCCGCCGCTAAAATCACGATTCTCAACCAGTTTTTCCTTTCCTAAATATAAGCTATAGACCATCATACCTTCATTGAAATGCACGATTGCCTCGCCTTTTCCTCCATTGAGACTGATTTTCAGAGGAGGGGTGTTTCTGTCAAGCGTATATCTATCATAGTAATCATCAATAATGGGCGTAAGCTCATTCGATATACCATCGCTGAAAGTATTGCCTTTAACAGTCACGGACTCAACCCCATCAGGGAAGTTTTCTTTTACGATATTGGCGTTCCTTTCCATGATATCCTTCCGGCTGTTGTATTCTTGTATCCTAAGTTTGGAGTTAGATATAGAGTCACGCATGGAAGACTTACTGTTAAGATCGCTCCTCTTGGAGTTTTGCAATTTCTTTAACTTGTTCTGTGCCACAAACAGCAGTTGGGCGGTCTTATCTCCTGATAACGTCGCCGCCATCTCACTAAATGTCATTCCAGACGGATCACTATCGTCTTGCTCCTCCATTACACGAGACGATATATCGCCTTTCATCATTTGGTTGATGAAGTTTTGTTTTATACGAAGCCTGTCATAGGCGGTAGCGTCAAGGGTACCTTTAACGCCATATGTGACGATGTTCACCGGTTTATCCCATGTGGCGTATAAGTTTCCTTGTCGTAAGATACGACCGTTGCGTTGCTCAAAATCCATAGGCCGGATTGGAGCGTCAATATGATGCAGAGCGAATAGACGATCTTGCACGTTGACACCCACTCCCATTTTCTCCGTGCTTCCAATAAGAATGCGCACATCCCCATTACGGACCTTATCGAACAAGGCGTTTCTCCTTTCTCCCTCATAATTGCCAACGATAGCTATCTGATTAGACGGAATACCTCCCTTGATAAGCTTTTCCTTTATATCGTTGTACAAATTAAACTGAGGAACAGATAAATCGACATCGAATAAATCCATTTTTGGAGTCTCAGAAGGGGATTGATAACTATCGCAGAATATAAGTTGCGTGCCTTTGTCCTTATCGCTCTCCTTATATAATCTCAACACGTTATCGACCACCTTGTTTGTCTTGCTATCAGGATTGTCGGGAAATGTAGGATTAAGCAAGCGAAGGTCAATCGCAGCCTGTTTAGCCTTGCTGAACACGACCAAGGGTAGTGCGCTCTTATCCTTCTTCTCTTTTCCTGTCAATTTGTTATAATCCTCTAATTCCTTGATAAGGGTTTGCATGACATCCTCCAAGTCCTCGTTCTTCTCGACAATGACATTGGTCATCTTATTGTCTTTCAACTTAGGGATATTCTTGTCTTCCTTGAACTCCTTGACATCCTCTGTCAAGACAACGTCCGTATGGCTCCTGAACGCCTTTATAAGCTCCGGGACATTCGTATAGCTCTTGAACCTCTCGGCTATCTTAAAGTTACCGGTAGCGGTAAACTCCAATGACGGCTCAACCGTTCCAAAAGTGGTAGCGAACTCGTCAAAGCTATTGATATTATATGCGTCTAGGATATCGGGTGCCACGAAATTCATCATAGTCCAGACCTCTGCCATTGTATTAGTGATAGGAGTACCGGTTGCCAGAACCACGTTTCGACCACCATTATTCTCAGATATCCATTGGGCTTTTAGCAACATACTATTAGCTCTTTGTGATGCGCTCGTATCGATACCTTTAACGTTCGACATCTTGCTTGGAAACCCGATCTTCTTATAATTATGCGCCTCGTCAATGAACAAAGCGTCAACACCCATTTGCTCAAACGTCATGACGTTATCAGTCCGTCTGTCAAGAATACGCTCCGTCTTGGCCGTGATAGTCTCCGCTGTCTTTGCCTTGCCCTTTACGTTTTTCCCTTTCTTTATACCTTCCAGAGAATCACGCATACTTTTGGCCTCCCTTTTCAATCTCTCCTGTAAAGCCTTGTCTTCTATGCGATCGACAGCCTCCTCAAAATCATCTATACGCTTTTGGATATATGCCTTTTTCCTTTCCTCGCTATCCGGGATAAACGCCATGAATGACTGTGGGACAACGATAGCGTCAAAATCTCCGGTAGCTATAAGATTGAACAGCCTTGTCCTATTATCGGCATTACGCTCCTCCTTTGTCGGAGATAGAATCTTAGCGGAAGGATACAGTTTATAAAAGTCACGGACGAAATCCTCTAGGGTAGCGTTTTGGACAACGATCATGGGTTTCTTCGCTATACCTAGCCGTCTCATTTCCATAGCGGACGTAATCATGGTAAAGGTCTTTCCCGTACCGACTTGGTGAGCGAGTAACGTGCTCTCGGATAGACAACGTTGCACCGCCTTGCTCTGGTGATCCCTAAGCGTTATATTCTTATTAGCGTTAGGATAATGCTCAAAAACCGGTTTGTCATACTTTTTTAGTACATAGTTGTTGTATTTATCATTATACACGTCCTCAATACGACCATGGAACATCGTTTTAGAATCAATATACTCCACGAACTTATCGGACATGTCGGATATTTTCTCGGCAACGGCCTGTGTCTCCTGCTCGTTTACGACCCTTCTCGTTTTCTGCTTACCGTCCTCATAATATTTAATCTCGTCATAAACCTTGGGTTTACGTTGGTTAAGAGCGGCCTTGAACACGTCTATAGCGTCCATTCTCTCAGTCTTGAATTGACCGGCTTTAGCGTAATCGGTTATGAACGCCCTCTTATCAAGAATATACTCACCGATCTCCGGGATAAAAATAGCGTTAGCGTAAGATATACCCAGTACATTATCAGCGAAATTATTTATAAACTCAGACGGGATCCATGTAGTCCCCAGTCGATAACTTATCTCACCATAGGGTATACGTTCTGGCTGTACGGCTTCCAAGTCATCCACGTTTTTTTGAAACTCCGGATGATCTTCCAAGGCCGCCTTAGCCTCTACCAACTTATCTTTTACGTTTCCAGAGAGATATTCGCTCTTATCTATTATATTGCCGGTAACAGGATCCCTATAAGCAATTCCCTTCTCTAGTATCTCGTTTGTCACGTTCACCTCATCCATACCCGTTATCTCCGAGATATAAGGTATATCAATATTACCTTTATATGACTTGCTTATATTGACGGCATCCAAGACATTATCCGCTTTTGTCGGTAGCTCGAATGGATAACTTACACGCTTATTCAAGATACCATCCGCTTTCGAGACTTCCCATACCATAGATTTTCCGGTCGTGGAAGGTACCCTTCTAACGGTTTCCAAAGAGAAGGGTAATCCATGCTCAACATCCTCGGCGAAAATATCGTCCAAAGCCTTGTTCCTGTTAAGTGTCCCATATTTGGACACGAAAGCATCATATACTTTGTTTAGCCTTTTCCTCGCGGGCTCGGGGTCCACACCCTTTGTTTGCTCATCATGGATAAGATCGTATAGATTTTTCTTTATATCATTGTAATCATTTACCGCATCCGCTATTTTCCGGGTCTTACCATTATGAACGAACGTAGGATTTGCCTTAATCGGTTTTAACGACTCTCCATCTAAAACAAAGACATTGCCATTCTGGACGGTAATAGTACCATCTTTCAAAGTGGAGTCACCCACAACCTCCGGCCCTTTAGTCTCTACAACACCTGATAGGATATTCTTTGGTAAGTTATCAATAGCGTTAAATAGCTCCTTGCTTAAATCGGCCCCGGGTTTGGCTTTCAATGTCTGGGACGCTCCACTATATAGACCTCCGCTACCAGCGTCATAAGCGGTCATCATATCACCTAACATCATATCGGGATGATTGGAGAAATACTCGTTAACCATGATAGGCTTGCTCCTTTTATCCCCGTCCTCCATATAAGTTCCTTCACCTATTTGCATTGTAGTAGCGAACCCTATCCCATTCGAAGGTTCCCCATACTTTCTTTTACGGAATATAACGATGTCGGCCGTGACACTCGTGCCGGCCCCTTTCTGGAAAGCGTCATTAGGCAATCGGATAGCTCCGACCAGATCATAACCGTTCCCACTCACGTACTCACGGAACTTACTATCGGCCCCATCCATCGTAGCCGAGGACGTGACGAATACGCCGAGACCACCTTCTTTCAATTCCAGAAGCCCCTTTAGGATAAAATAATTATGGAGATTATAAGAGGAACCAAGTTTTTTCCTGAATTGCTTATCTAAAACCTTATCATATGGAGCGTTTTTCCCGAATGGGACGTTGGTGATAACTAAGTCTTTCGAGTTTGGAGAAAACGCTTTCTCATATCCTTGTACCTTTATATTAGCGTCAGGATATAAGACCTTTGCCATACGACCGGATAAATTATCTATCTCGAACCCGCTTATACTTGAGTTTTCAGATATAGACCTAGGCATCATACCGATTATGTTACCTATACCCATGGCGGGTTCACTGATATTGCCGCCCTTGAATCCAAGTTTCTCCGTTATACCCCATAAGCTTTCCACGACCTCGGACGGGGTATAATGAGAGGTTGTCGTGGAACGGACGGCACTGTCGAACTCTTCTTTACTTAATAAGGATTTTAGTTTCTCATAATAACGTAGATACTTATCATTCCAATTTCGATCCTTAGTCCAATTGTTGTCACGTGCGTTGTATTTGGCTTCGTTCAAGGCTTCGGCCAAACCTCCCCATCCAACGTACCTTGACATCTTGGCTTGTTGTTCCGGGGTAGGTTTTCCTTGGCCGTCCTCTACGTCTTTCAGCGTTTCTATCGCCTCAATATTGGCTTTTAGCTTGGATATATCACCGGAAGGAAGTTCAATCCCTTTCTCCGGGAAGCTGAAATTGTTTTGATTCCTTACAACAGGCCGCTTGTCGCTGTCGCTGATAGGTATTCCTCGGCCTCGCTCCGTGTCAAGCACATCACTTCCATGCACGCCTCCACGGTCTCCTCCGCGTTCAGATCCTCGATCCTCTTCCCGTGCTTTTCTTCCCACGCCTTGATCCGCTCTTGAATTTCCTTGCTCATTGTCTTTAATATTATTAGGAGTGAATAAATCGTTACCATACAAAGGTAATGGTTTGTCTTTGTTGTCCGTTCGCTTTTTCCGGCTATTTTTTATTTTTTTCTCTGCGGCACTCGCTTGTACGGCAATCTCAGTCTCTTTAATCACGGTCTCAGCGGCATCCATTATATCCGGGACAGGCTTATCAAAATTAGCTACATCAAACGAACGGACATCCTCATAAGTGGTCATATCCTTATCCCATCCGTTCTCTCCTACTTCCGGCAAATCCCTCGCTCCATTGTAGAATGATTTAAGATACGGTCGTATAGCGTCACCTAGATCATCGATCATAGCCTTTGAGTAATCAGAGAACTTACGCAATCCTTTCTCTATATGATAAACTGCCATTTCAGTACCTATCGCCAGTATCTCAGGATCAATACCCATATTCATTTGACCGCCGAGTTTTGCCCGCATTCGTTTTTTAAGTTCCTCATAACGCTCTTCGGAAACAAGTTTGTTTCCGTTAGTTTTTTTCGCTACAGGTTCTTTTTTATATACAGTAAGTCCCGGATTTCCTACAACTATATGACCTCCACTGGACTCAACGATATCCCGTAATGATAAGTTAGGGTTTTCTTTGGTCATTTTATAGTCTGAAAACGGTTTGGTCTTCCGGATTGAAGAATCAATCCATTTCTTGAACTCATCCAACGCTACCCCGGTAATGTTGCCTAACCCTTGCCAACCTTCCTCATAGTTTGACAAGTAAGCGGACCTAGCGTCTTCCAATGAAGGGAATCCCATCATAACCTTATGCTCATCGAATGAGCCATCAGTATTCACCTGATCCACGACATACACCATGTCACTATTCATATCCGGACCTAGGAATACGTCTATATGATCACCATCCACACTTTCAGTACCTCGAATGTAACCGTAAGCGTTGTTCATGGTAACAGACCACTCTTTTCCATTAGCGTCCTTACCGGAACGGACGGAACCGGCGGGCTGCTCTATGGTGACATCGAAACCGTTTATCTTTATATGGCCTTTCTTGTAATTGCCGGCCTCTTTCTGCGCCTCTGTTGGATTGGTATCAACCTTTAGCTCCTCTTCGTGCAATCTCTTAGCCTCAACTATGCGTTCGGCATAGTCCAATGGGGTCTCATTCTCCTTTGGAGAAGGAGCGACAAAAGGAACTAGTCCCCTTGATGAGCCTTCTTGTGTAGCTCCATCCGTGCGATCAATGTCGGGCCCAGCCGATTCTCTTCCCTCAACCTCTCCAGTTCCCCCGGTCTGATCAAGTTGTTCTCTTGGCAATACCTCGCCGCCTCCCTCGCGTAAGCCATCGCCTCCGCTTTCGTCATTTCCTTCAATGTTTTCATTTTCTATCGGTTTATTTTGCGCTAAGATAGCGTCTATTTCATTTTGTTCGTCAATTATGGCCTGTATTTCATCCACGATTTGCGAATCAAGCTCGCCTCGCTCCTCATCAGTCAATTGTTTCTCCGAGAAATCACGTACCATGCTTTCCTCATACGCCTCGTATTCTTCCGGGGACATATGATAATTCTCCTCGCACCACTCAGCGTAAGCGTTGTACTCGGCCTGTCTCTCACGCTCAGCGATCGCCTCACGGTTCCTCTTGACATAATCGATCAAGTCTCCACGTGTATGAGCGGAAGACAAGACCTCTATGATAGCGTCCCTTCCGGCGTTCGTATCGTTCTCATCGAAGAAGTTAGTGCCATTCTCCCTATCGGCAAGCTCCAATATCTCACCCGCCCTCTCTATATTAACACCGCCTTTCTCCGGAGAGGCGAACAGTCCGAACATCTTCGCTGTCTCATTATTCCCGGCACCGGTCTCTTTCTTGTAACTGTCACGTGTCAATTTGATCGCCCCATTAGCCAGCATCATGGCCGCAAGCTCCTCTCCGCTCATAGGATCACCTATCACGGAGATCTCCTTCGCTATGACATCACCCGGCTTCTTGCTGGCCTCCTTGATATCATCATCAAGATTAGCCCAGAAATCAGCCTCGACCTTGATCGCCTCATATTCTTGTCGGGCTTTTATCAATGCGGCCTCGGCCTTATCCTCTTTTCCGATAGGGGCATCATCGTATGCCTCTTGCGCCTTTTCCAAGGCATCAGACGCTTTTTTAAGGCTTTCATCGAAAGACTTTCTCGTCACCTCGATCTTCCTTGGCATCTTATCGCCATATTTATCATAGAGGAAATCCAAGGCCATATCCGTTCCTGACGATACGAAATCTGGCGTACCATCTTCTCGCATGACCATGGAGGGATTCTCTACATTGCTAGGTTGTGCTATCTGATCAATGGCACCTTCCGTCTCAATCTCACTCGTTGGCTGGTTGATCGCATCTTCCACAGGAGGTGCAGAGGTTATCTCGGCATCAGCACTTGCTACATTATCATTCTCTGGCGACACCACATTAACTTGTTGAGCGTCATATATGGCATCTTGAAGATCAAGAATCTCATTCTCTGTTATAGGCATTGCGGGGGAAGAGCCATTCTTGGCTGTCACCTGCCCGGTTTCTCTATCATAAGCCGCAGGTTGAGCGATCCAATCACCGTTCTCATCTTGTCCTTGAAGGATAAACGCATTATCCCCGTTCCATATGATCAACCCCGGCTTTGGTAATTGCGTCTTGGGATTATGATGCATGGTCATGTCAAGCTCGGACTGGCGGGTAGCCAATAATTGATCCTCATAGGTCCGTCTCATATGACCGGCATCTTGCTCTACTATATCGCTCAACCTTTTCACCGAGACCATCCGATCCTGTCCGTTATCGGAAATAACGGCCTTATCTCCCTCGATACTCCTAACGTACACAGGTCTTTCCTCATTTCCCTCGCTAAGCGTAGCTGTGGTAACGATAGACTGACCATCAGGATTCGTGGTAACATAAGGAGTAATATTATTGGCAACGTAAGTTTCAACCTCATTGTCTATTTCCTCGCCTATACGATCCTGCAAACCGGATATCCTGAGATAATCAGCGTAGAAATCCTCGGCTAACGGACGGGCATCCGCATTAACTCCATCAAGAAGACTCATCACTTGGGCCTCGCTAGCTTTATCATCCACATAGCTTTCTATCGTACTAGCCAAACCCGGAACCATTCCAGATAGGGAAAGCCTTGTCTCTTCCATCTTTTTGCTCGCCGTCCGTATATCGCCCGGATCAGTCATATTTCGACCTTCTTCCTCTGCCTCGGCAAACCTAGACTTAGTTAATAGAGGAGGAGTTTCAACGCCTTGATCTGTTACATTGGAATCGGTGATAGGCTGCTGAGCCTGTTTGCCTCCTATTTTATCCGCTACGTATTGCGCACCTTTAGCCAACGCTCCGGCCCCAGTAAAATAAGCGCCGCCTCCCATTCCATAGACAAAACTCTGCAATACACCATCGGTCAAATCCCTTTCCGGATCCGCACCTGTTATCTTATCCGTTATATTCTCCGCTAGCGTGGAAGATACCTCTTCGATACCTTCATTTACAGGCTCGAAAAACATACCGAATTTTTTATAGAACTCTTGCATCTTACCCATTATGCCACGCTTGATAGCCTCTTGTGCCTTTTCCTTTCCTAACGTCTTGAATAAGGTTGACATCCAAGCCTTGGATACGCCAGCGCCCAGCATCTCAGACAAGGATTCTGCCGTACCAGTAAGAATAGCGTTAGATACCTTTGCGAACTCTCCCATGTTTGGGTTATTCTGGTCAAGATCATCATATTTCTGGCTAGCCACTATTGATCCTATACCTGCGAGTCCGGCCGCTGGAGCTCCGGCCATTGTAGCGGCCATGGCCCCGATTGACATCGGAAGCGACTCTACGCCTTGCAAGGCTATATCGCCTATGGCACCCATATAATTCCCTTCTTTCCAAAGATCGGTGAAATCCTTGCCATTGTATCTGTTTGACCTTGCCCGGGAAAACTCCGCATCAGCCTTAAATCTATCTGAGATATCCTTGAATGCCCCGCCACGTGGGATCAGTCCTCCCGTTGCGGATTCCAGTCCTTTGGACACCTTATCCAATACCCCAAAGATACCGGCACCAAGATCGGCTCCTCCTGCGTTTAGCTTCTGTATAGCGTCTCCAGCCCAAGTATTCATAAAAGAAGAATCCTTCTCATACTCCGTAGGAGGTGGAGGAGTAGCGGTCTCAATCTTTCCTTTTTTACGCAAGGACTCAAAATTATAATCGGCAGAATTATCCCATGGATTAACATACTCGGATTGATCTGATTTGGGAATATCAACCTCTTGTCTTAGGGATATAGGAGGAGGATTAACACTTGATTGGGAAACATAGTCTGTCTCTTTAATATTCTCGTTATTAATTGGAGAATAGCCTAATTTACTCTCGAATTGGGAGAAATCTCCTAAATCTTGCCATCCATCTTTTTTCAAGACATCATAAAGCATTTCACGCTTACCTGAGTCTTTCAATTTCCCCTCAAAAGAGGAAAAATCGCCCAAATCAGTATATCCATCGCTTTTTAAAGCGTCATATAATTTTCTGGTATTGTTCACTTCCATAATTTTACCAACCTACATTTTTAGAACTCGAATTATTATCCCAACCTACATTTTTAGAACTCGAATTATTATCCCAACCTATACTTTTCTTGTTAGTACTAGTAGAAGAACCTCCCGATCCAATTATCTGATCAAACTCATCGTATAATTCCGGGAAATTCTGAATATTACTCATGACAATAGCGGCTTGTTTGGTCTTTTGGTCTCCACCTTCACCAAACTGCCACGATATATCCGATATACTCTTATTCTCTTTTGGATGATCTTCCGCATACTCCAACATCCTCTTATACATATAAGCGATAACCCCATCTTTATCCTTTCCGGACAAAGTGAAACGTTTACCGTTTCTGCCGATGATGTCAATAGACTTATCCGCCCCAGAGCCATTAGCTTTAGCGGTACGATATTGCTCAAGACTATGGAGATTGGATTGCCTTATACCCAACTCTCTCTCTTTATATGCGGCATCCTGTTTCATCTTCCGCTCCTCCCTGTCATTCTTTATTGCGAATTGAGCGGCACTTTGCGCTATCTTGGCCTTTTCCAAATCATTCTGGGCTTTTCTCGCTTGATCCTGTCTATAAAGCTGCAATGCCCTTTGATAATTATTGATGTCGTTTTGCCTTGCGGCCAGATACCCGGCCCCGTATCTTTGCCTGATAGCCTCCAACCTGTCAGAATAGGATTGTAGTTTAGGATCAGCTACGGTGGGTAGTTTCTGCGAAGGTGCCTCTCCCGCGAATGCCAAATTGGAGAAGGAAGACAACACATTGCCTAGATGCCCGATTCCAGTAGCTACGGAAGCGGCCCGTTTTCTTCTCTCCTCCTCCTCTTGACTTATCGGCTTTTGAAAGAGCGTCTCATAAAGCCTTTGGTTCCATTGGTAATCGTTCATTTGAGGCTCGACAACGCTCGCTTGCGGAGCGGTCTCATCCGTATTATCCACGGTTGGAGCTATAGGGTTCTGGCTTCCGGCAACCTCCGGCTCAACCAATGGCGTAGTGGACAATTCCGGCCTTTGAACGACCGGGGTCCTTTTCCTATTATATCTTTCCTCTAATGTCATTGTTGTTTACTTTTGAATATAGACTCGAATAATCCCTTACCCTTGTCAAGATGGGCTTGCGCATCAGCCCCAACGAGGCCCATCCCTGCCTGTAATCCTTGATTAGCCGCTTGCGTGGCGTTTGCCGCCTGTTGATTATAGATAGACAGCCTTTGGTTACTGATATTATTCTTGGTGTTGAGATATTGGGATTCCACAGCATCCTTCCGTGCGGTAGCGTTAGTGGCTATACCACTGGCGGTATCGGATATCACCTCGCCCGCCGCTTTCTTGGCCTGAGCTACGGACTCATCAGTAGCTCCTACGACCGCGGCGGTACCGGAGGCCTTACGGTACTGCTCATCCGCTAATTCCCTAGCCTTGGTCAAGGCGGCTTGCGCCTCCGCGCTTTGGGTATAATCCTCGTTATACCTACGGTTAAACCAATCCTCATTCTCCTTTGCCTGTTTATCCAACACGGCGTTCGCTTTTCTAGCCGCCTTCCTTGCCTTTATTCCCCCGGCAATGCCACTCGCCAAGGAACTGGCGGCTCCAACTATCGCTCCGATCATAATCTACTGTTTTCTCGCAAAAGAGATAAATAAAGTGACTCGTGTTTGTTACTTTGATCATTATCTCCCATCGGACACCAAAAAATCAACTATTCTATACTGTTTTCTATCATCTACGAATCATTCGTACATAGTTAGGTCCGGTCATATAGGCATTATTGGTATATTTTCGAGAACAAATTTTATTGTATAACCATGAACGAGGAACTAAAACAACTTTTGGAGTGGTTCGACAACTACGAGATCACATTTAACGAAATCAGACTAAGCCCGTGTCAATACATATTTGACCTCCATAAATTCATTGCTGTACAGACAAACTCCGTCCGAAGAAACTGGGAAAATCCGACATTTGAGTATGATATTTTGAGCCTATATCAGCTTAAAAAGGTACTGGAGGAGAAAGAGAAAGAAAATATGCCATAAAACATATAAAATAATTTACCAAAGCCTTGCATGATATCAAATTTGATATTACATTTGCAATATCAAAATAACAATAGAACCGGCGGCAACGGATAAGCGGCGTAATAAAAATGAAGACATTATATTGCAAAAATAGCGAGTTATTAGAGATTCTGGAAAATAACGGGATAGAAATGATCTGCAATGAAAATATGCAGATCGAAATATCTGATGAAGATGCGGAAAAAATTGACAGTATTGTAAATGAGCTTGCTCCTGCTGCATCTGGAGATTATGCGATAGAAGATATAGAATGAAAAAATCCGCAGT